ACAGGCGCAACAGGTCCAACCGGTCTAACGGGTCCAACGGGTCAAACCGGGCCTACAGGCGCAACAGGTCCAACCGGTCTAACGGGTCCAACGGGTCAAACCGGGCCTACAGGCGCAACAGGTCCAACAGGTCTAACGGGTCCAACCGGTCAAACAGGTGCAACAGGTCCAACCGGTCTAACGGGACCAACGGGTCAGACTGGCCCGACAGGTCAAACCGGCCCGACGGGTCAGACTGGCCCTACTGGTGAAACTGGACCTACAGGTCAAACCGGCCCGACGGGTCAGACTGGCCCTACTGGTGAAACTGGACCTACAGGTCAAACCGGCCCGACGGGTCAAACGGGTCCAACAGGTGAAACTGGTCCAACGGGTCAGACGGGTCCAACGGGTCAGACGGGCCCAACGGGTCAGACGGGCCCAATGGGGCCGACGGGTGACTACGGTAGAACGGGCAGTACCGGGCCTCAGGGTCCAACCGGTATCGGAAACACGTTAAGGTTTCAAACTGTGAACCGCATAGGAGGTGACGTTTCATACAATAATGTGCGTATTGTTGAGTTGGATACTGCGACCGGGTACGGTATTACCGGCGATGCTTCAAATAACTATGTCCGCCTTACGATCGAGTCGACGTTTAAGACGTGGAAGGTGGCGGGTCAAACCGACTTGGTTGCATCCGGCCTTGATACTGCACATTTCGTAGAAGGAAACAATGTGAGACTTACAACCGATATATCGGGCAGCGTGAAGTCGCTGAGAATTGGAGTCACTGGAATGGGTGTATTCGAAAAGGGCGCTTCAAATAATAGCATTTATTATACGGCGGGTCCAGTTGGATGCGGCACTAGTACGCCCGATGCCAGTTACAATCTGGACGTAAGCAGTAACGGTATTAAGACTACCAGCATAAATGTGGTGAGTGACTACCGCATTAAACAAAATGTGGAACCGATCGATAGCGCAAATGCGCGGTTTTCAGTGGATGATATGCGACCAGTGAGTTATTTCAATACGCTGACGAATCGATCCGAGCACGGGTTTATTGCTCATGAACTTCAGGAAGGACATCCAGAGCTGGTATCCGGAACCAAAGATGCTTCTGAATTACAGTCGGTCAATTACAATTCGATGGTGGCGATGCTGGTAAGTGAAACACAAGCACTGAAACGCCAGGTGAAAGAATTAATAGAAGAAAATCAGAAACTGAAACAATAAAAAAAAATAAATGAAAAATGTAAATATTTATAAAATAAAATTGTAAGCTATACAAAATACAAAATACAAAATGGGAATTACAGCACAGATTTTTGATATATTGAATTTCTTCAAAAGGTTTGTACGCGCTGTACTAGCAACACTAACTAAATTAAAAAATAATATTACCGAAGATCAAAAAGGATTGATTATTATTATCATATTTATCGGATGGATTGGTATTTCAAACTACAGTGAAAAGGAAAAGAATGTCGCATCGTCCTCTTCCTCGGAATAATATGAATATGTTTTATGATGTAATATTTAGCAAAAAATATTATATAATATAGTTTATAGTTCTTACTTTTATTTTTATATTTTTATAGTATGGCTCACGCCGCAGGATTCCAGTTTGATAACGATGCGGACGATGATATACCAGATAGACATTATGGAAAAAGATACAAAAGAAAATTGTATAACCAGCTTGCTGCTATAAAGAAATTGAAAGATCTCGAAATAGGCGAAATAGGTACAGGTACATATCTAAGTGATAGGTATAAAGACCTTCGTAAATATTTATATGAACATCAACCTGAAGCCCGCACTGATACCGCACTGGTCGCATGCTCGCACGCAACCAGACCAGATCAATGTATGCGAGCGCGAGCCAGTATGATGGTAGCGAACCCGGCTTTTCCATTAACATTTCGTGAAAGACTTGGGGCGCTGGGTAGAACTCCATCGTTACCGATGGGCCGCCAGGGACGCAGTTCACTTGTCTCATTTCTTGCAAAACGGCTTTCCCAAAACCCGACCGATTCTAGGAGCGATGCCATGCGCTCTATGGCTACAGCTATGCAAGGCCGCTCCAAAAAAAAATCGCCACTTTTACTTAAAAACAGTGGTGGTGGAAAAAGTTGCGCTCACAAAAGTCGTAAAAATCGAAGTCGCAAAAATCGCAAAAGTCGTAAAAATCGCAACATATAGATTTTAGATTTTAGATTTTAGATAGTTAATCCTAATAGTATTTAAAAGTTTATGCTTTTACATATTATTATCGTTAGTACATACGCAACACCCAACCAACCATAATTAATTAGCCATCATGTCTGTTTTAGAAGTATTAGACAACTTGGACAAACATATGTCGAATTTTCATATTAATGAAGGATATACTGCTCAGGATAGAACGCAGGCGACATTTTTTGCAGATACGGTTCGTCCATATGCGGCCAAACGCATCCTTGAAATCGGATTCAACTCGGGTCACAGTTGTGTTACGCTCATGTCCGCTTCCGCACCCGATTGCACCATGGTGAGTTTTGATCTGGGCGAACATTATTATGTGGACACCGCCAAACAGTTCGTTGACGCCACATTTCCAAACCGACACAAGCTAATTAAAGGGAACAGTCTTGATACCATTCGAACCTACGCCACCGAAAATCCAACCGATACGTTTGATGTCATATTCATCGATGGCGGACACTACGGCGACGTGCCGATGCATGATACCATCAACTGCATGTCCCTGGCTCATGAGAACACCCTTGTAATTATCGACGATATTGTTTTAACCAATAAAAAACACATTCAGCGGTGGAATCATTCCCCCAATTATGCGTGGTCCCTATTATGCGAATGCGGCTACATACAACAAATTGGTAGAAAAGAGTTTATCGAGCTTCGACCTGACGACGGGCGCGGGTTTGCATGGGGAAAGTACAACGTCAGCCGTTTGAAAAATGAGCCCAAGTATAAACGATACAAGCCGCTTTTCAAAAATCAGAATCGGACCACACTTTTCAATACGCAAACCCATTTTTATAACAACCGAGACCGACTAATGCTGGCCGCTTCATCGGAAACATTCATTGACTATTTTCACACTCCGTCCGAAAGAGAAACCCAGCTTGCAATGTTTTATAAAGGGTTTGCACTTGCGTATATTGAACCCGAAGAAGCAATTCAAATCTATGAATCGCTTTTGCGCATCCCGAATGTAGCAGATGATTTGAAATTCTTTACCAATTGTAACTTGCCGCATTTGTACTCTTCGTCTAAACCGCACGAAGCCGACCCCATCCCCAAAATTATCCACTTGTTGTATTTTGGAGAGACCGAGTTTCACAACTTTCACGATCGCTGCGTACGATCCATGCTGTTCCATATGTTAGATTATAAAGTTGTTATTTATAACAGCGTTGAACCCGTGGGAAATGCGTACTGGGACAAACTAAAAACCCACCCTCGCGTGCGCATCGAGAATATCGAGGTTCCTACTCATTTCGACGGATATGAACTGTCGCATTTTCAATACAAGGCTGATGTGGTTCGACTAGAAATTTTATACAAGTACGGCGGCGTGTACCTTGATCTTGACTTGCTGATTGTAAAAAATTTCAGCGAAGTGTTCAACACCGGTAAAAGCTTGTACTTGTCCAAAGAAGGAGATGGTCCTGGCCTTATCAATGCATTCATCGCTGCCAAACCGCAAAACGAGTTTCTTAAAATATGGTTGGATAATTTTAAAACCGGGTTGCGTATGGGAGTATGGGCATACCATATCCGAGACACGAATCGACTCCTTATTGAAAATAACCCGTATTACGAATCGAAATTTGGAATTGAAATTTTGAATTGTCAGAATTTTTTCCCGGTTGCTTGGACGGAACGCGATGTATTTGACGGTTCTCGCAAATTCGATTTCAAACCTAATAATTATGGAGTACACTTGTTTGAAACGATTTTGTTCGACGTTGTAAAGAAAAATGACTTTTTCAATTATATTCCAGATGCCGCAGTTTGTATCGACAACCAATACGGTTATACGACAATGAGCGATGAGGCGCTGAAATTTTCATGCGCAGCCAACGAGTTAAACCGGTTGGTCAATGAAGTGGTGGTAATTACCACCGAAGAACGAAGCGACCGACATACCCAAGTTCGCGACGAGTTGCTTTCAAAGGGAATAACGTTCACGTTTCTGCAAAACAAGCTGCATCCACTCCCGGTAATCGGGTGCTTGGAAGCACACATTGGAGCAATTCACCGTGCAAAAGAAAAAAACTATGACGCAATCATGGTGTTGGAAGACGATGTAGTTGTTCGAGACAGTTTTTCAAAATTTAACAGAAACGCGCTTCCTAAGGAGTGGGACATGCTGTATTTCGGCGGAATACTAACCCACACGATTGAAGGTCAGACCGGTGACTGGATACGTGGAATGATATGGTGTAACCATGCTTACGTTGTTAAGAAATCCATGTACGATGAGGTTTTGAATTACTATTACAATGATTATTTACGACAGGGTCGGGCGCCTACCGCCATCGAGGTTAAATCTGGTGGCAGCTCTAATGTCGTTAAGCCGGAAACACGAAAAACGTTGGCAATTGATGACATGTATTCGGGATATTTTAACAAAAGTAAAAAATGCTGGTTGGCAGTAGACCAGTACTTTGTTCAGCGCGAAGACTTTAGCAACATTGATAATCGTGTAAAATGGGCTAATAATTTCAATTGGGATACATTTGCAATGAAATATATTTAATTTAGAAAATTGAATTTTTATAAATAATAAGTTAAATACTATATATTATTGATGCATACATAATATATAGGTATATAGATATAACCATCAACTAAACTATTATAAATAACAAACAAAATGCTTAATGATGCGATAAAAGGTTTAACCAGCATGATGGGTGGAGCTCCATCATCAAGTTCGGCGTCAGGGTCTTCTTCGGATTCGAACAGCAAGTATATTATGTATGCTTTAGTGGCTATTGCATTTTTGGCAGTTTCATACTGGGCATACACCACATACGTCGGCCCGCTGTTTTCAGACTTTAACCTTAATGTTAAGCAGGGCTCGTCCAAAACACAAAATGAGGACGGTTCGCAGGATATGAGCAGTGCGCCAACTGCGGAAATTTATTTGTTTAAAACGGACTGGTGCCCCCACTGTAAACGCGCCGTTCCCATATTCAATTCAGTTAAGAACAAGCATCAGGACACCCTTGTCAATGGCCATCGTGTGATTTTCAGGATCGTTGACTGTGACACGGATTCCGCGACGGCAGAAAAGTTCAACATTGAGGGTTATCCTACAATAAAATTAGTCAAGGGATCCGAAGTGATCGAATTTGATGCCAAACCGGAGGAAGAGACGATCATTCAGTTTATGAATACCGTCATTTAATTTAACTAATTTACTAATTTACTAATTTACTAATTATTTATTTTAATTATTTATTTTTATTTATTATTAAAATTGAACTTGTTTTAATAACAAAACACATGCATAAATAGATATAAAATATCACCGTATTATAATAGTATGATGGCAATGGCACAACTACAACAACAACAGTCGGGTTCGGGTTCAGAGATGTCGGCTTCGAATTGTTATTCGGAGTGCCTGACTTCTAAGAAGGTAACGATTCCGTTTACTGAAGTGAGCAGTCACGCTGCAAAGGGAAGCATTACGCAAATGATTCGAACTTATATTTCTACCCAGATCGAGAATAAATGCACGGTGGATGGGTTTGTTCACCCGAACACGTGTAAAATATTATCGCACTCCAGCGGATTGCTTCAAGGGCCTAATGTGGTGTTTGATGTTGCATACTCGTGCTCGGTATTTCTGCCATGCGAGGGCGCGATTCTAGTATGCCGAGTAAAATCCGTAACTAGTGCGGGCATTCTTGCCGGAATCAACGGCGCGTCGGTAGTAAATCCGGTAATCGTATACATTCTTCGAGAACATCACGCATCTGACTCGGACAAGTATTTCAATTCTATTCGGCCGGACGCGGTGGTTCGAGTAAAAGTCATTGGACATCGCTTTGAATTGAATGACAAGCATGTTTCGGTAATAGGCGAATTGATCCAACTTGATGCATCCGATCTTAATCCGGTACCGAACGTGGGTGCAAGTGCAAGTGAAAAGAAGGGTCAGATGCAAGAAGGCAAAGAAGGTAAAAAAGAAAAAGGCAAAGAATCCGAATCCGGTCTTTATTTCGAGCACCAAAACATGATGGCTTCTTGTGGCAGGCATGCTCTCAATAACTTGTTGCAAAGAAAGGTATTCACATTTGATCACGATGACGGCGCTTCAATGCTTAATTTAACAGCCCCTCCTCCAAAAGGCTCGATTAACTTGCATCAGCTTTGTTTGACAATGAACAAAAAGCTACAGAAAAGCCACTCGAGTCCGATTCGCGACGAGTTTGAATGCGCGTCATACGAAAATCATAGCATTTCATTGTTGATGGCGGCGCTTTCACTCGTAAACCATTCCATGGAAAATCCATCAAATGACAAAGACACCGTCTCTGCTACATTGTTATCACTTGGTGCCGCTTCTGAATGGAAAATGCTGGTCAATGAGAACGGTTCGCCACGCGGTGGGCACTGGACCGCGGTTATAAAAAACGGGGACGATCCAGCTGTTTATTACCTTAATTCATTGAAAAATAAGGTGGTTACGTATTCCACAATTCAAGATTTTGTTGACCGGTTCGTACAGCAAGAATTTTCATCCAGTATACAATTCGCATTCGTCGAACGGATTGCCAACTATGTGAACCCGATTCGCAGATATGACGAGCATCTCCAATGAACTCAACTCATTCCAGACTATTTATTCTTAATACGCAGGACGTTTCGGTCTGAACGCGAAGAACTTCCAGTACAGCGGACCATCGTATACAAGTTTCAAGTTGGAAAACTCGTTCGGAGACATCAACACCGACCTGACGTATTTGGCTTCCTTGTTTTCAAGATCCCAGCTGTCAAAATGAATTACGATGCTATAATAATACTCCGCAAATTTGTTCGCGAGTGCATTTTCGGGCGCAGATGTCAAATGACAGATGTCAGTGACGTGAGACTTTATGACAACGTGAGCAATAGTGCCGTATCGCCCAAAACATTTTTTGACAAATGCTTCAGTGACCAGTTTGTCATTCGCGGGACCGTATCTTATTTTCGAGAATGGAATGCATATACTTGGAAAGGCTGCATCGTTTCCTGGGTCGTTCATTTTATAATAATATCTCTATCTATATCTATCTATCTATCTATCTATCTATCTATCACTATCTAATTTTAAAAATAAATCAATTTTGTCCATAAAATAATATCTAGTATACTATTAAATAAATTAAATAAATAACTGTTTTTTACCGAAGAAATGAAATTAAATAGTGTACATTTGTTTGGAATTCTGCTGTTGTCTTTACTCTTAGGATCTTTTTTAGGAAGGTTTATCGATATAGGTGATAAACATAAGGAAGGAAACCAGAATAAAAGTGAAACAACAAATCAGCATACCGGCGGTGATCTAGTACCACCACCACCACCACCACAAGTGCCTATGACTGACCCAAGTTTAAGCAACCATGATAATGGTCAAAGCGACCCGATTCCGCCCCATGAAGATGATGGTAGCGATAACGTAGACCCGTTTACTTCACTGTTCGATACGATTCTGCCATCAAATAATAAAGAATTATTTGAGCCATATGCGCCATTGCGCGAGAAGTTATCGAATAAAACGGATTCGTCAAAAGGAATTTCAAAGGACCAAATTCCATCCGGGCAAGAACATTTATACGTTTTGAAGTCGCAAGTTGTGCCGCCAAGTTGTCCAACGAACCCGGGGTTTAGTAATCGCAACCAAGAATCTGGCGAAACCAATGGTGATGATGACGAAGCTGACGGCGAAGACTCGAATTTGGAATTAGAACAAGATGGTTCGAGCGGACTTAGTAATGGACTGGGTGCAGCATTTAGAGGTATGGGAGGATCTAAGAATAAGAAATGCCCGCCTTGCCCCGCATGCGCAAGATGTCCTGAGCCTTCTTTTGAATGTAAGAAGGTTCCAAATTATTCAGTGAGTTCAAACGGATCCATGTCGGTACCGCGACCGGTACTTGCGGATTTTACGCAGTTTGGAATGTGAATGTTGTAGAGTAATTTGCGTAAAAATAAAATGTTTTTTATACACGTAATACGTATATACATACCATACATACCTATACATACATACATACCCATACTTAATACCTATATAGAGACAAGAAATGTTCATTGAAGGAGCAGCAATAGCAATTGTGTACTTTATTATTCGGTTTATTGATATGAGATTTGTCTCAGGAGAAACCGCGCCATTGAAGGTAATTGTTCAAAACGTTCTCTCCGTTTATGCTTCTGCAATAATAGGACTATATACGCTGAAACAATTTAATCAAACCGCAATCAAGGGCAAATCGGGGGGCAGTGAAGGAACGGCGGCATCCGACACACCCGTATTTATATCGGCACCCGGATTTTAATCGCTCGGTCCGTACATTTTACATTTTTTAGTTTTAGCAAACTTTAGGTAAAACAATGGCGAAGAGAAACAAACCAGCCAACCAAAAATCAAAAATCAAAAACGAAATTTCGAAAAAGAAAAAAAAGAAAAATCAAAAACAATTATTCGTTTTTTCTAAAAATTTTTTTCTTTAGGCATACTATAAACTACAAAACTTCAACTTAACAATCTACTACAATGGGAGGTGGCTTAATGCAACTCGTCGCCTATGGCGCACAAGACGTTTATCTTACCGGTAATCCTCAGATTACCTTCTGGAAGGTCTCTTACAAGAGGCACACCAACTTTGCCATGGAGTCTATCGAACAGACTTTCAACGGCCAGGCTGACTTTGGCAGGCGCGTTACCTGCACTATCAGCCGCAATGGTGACTTGGCTTACCGCACTTACCTTCAGGTGACCCTTCCCGAAATCGGCCAGGGTCTTAAGGGCACTGCTGCTGGCGTTTATGCCCGCTGGCTTGATTTCCCCGGTGAGCAGCTGATTTCTCAGGTTGAGGTTGAGATCGGTGGTCAGCGCATTGACCGCCAGTACGGTGACTGGATGCACATCTGGTGCCAGCTCACCATGTCCACCGAGCAGCAGCGCGGTTATTACAAGATGATCGGCAATACCACCCAGTTGACTTACATCACTGACCCCGCTTTTGCTGATGTTGACGGCCCTTGCGACTCTAACGCTCCTCGCCAGGTTTGCGCTCCTCGTAACGCTCTCCCCGAGACTACTCTGTATATCCCATTCCAGTTCTGGTTCTGCCGTAACCCCGGTCTTGCCCTGCCATTGATCGCTCTTCAGTACCACGAAGTCAAGATCAACCTCGACATTCGTCCCATCGACGAGTGCTTGTGGGCTGTCGGTTCCATTGTCGCCACTGGTGGAAACCAGAAGCTCAACGCTGCCTACAACCAGTCTCTGGTTGCCGCTTCTCTCTATGTCGACTACGTGTTCCTCGACACCGATGAGCGCAGGCGCATGGCCCAGAACCCCCATGAGTACCTCATCGAACAGCTCCAGTTCACTGGTGATGAGTCCGTTGGTTCTTCTTCCAACAAGATCAAGCTCAACTTCAACCACCCGGTTAAGGAGCTTATCTGGGTTGTCCAGCGTGATGCCAATGTCGACTACTGCTCGTCTCTTGATGCTTCCAACATCTTGTTCAAGCTTCTTGGTGCCCAGCCATTCAACTACACTGATGCCCTCGACGCTCTTCCCAACGCCATTCACGCTTTCGGAGGCCCTGCATCTGTCAGTGGCACCGCCGGCTTCATCGATGCCAACGGTCTCTTCGAGGCTGCCGGTGCAGTGGATGTCACTACCGCTGGCAACACCCCTTGGAAGGTCGGTGCTACCGGTTACGCTGGTGGCCTCGACGGCGGCCAGGAGTCTGCTCTTTCTGACGCTGGCACTTTCGTGCTCGCCGAGACTGCTCTTGACATGCACTGCTGGGGCGAGAACCCAGTTGTTACCGCCAAGCTCCAGCTCAACGGCCAGGATCGCTTCTCTGAGCGTGAAGGCACCTACTTTGACCTCGTTCAGCCTTGGCAGCACCACACTCGCACCCCAGACACCGGTATCAACCTGTACTCGTTCGCCCTTCGCCCCGAAGAGCACCAGCCATCCGGCTCTTGCAACTTCTCTCGTATTGACAATGCTACTCTCCAGCTGGTGTTGTCCAATGCTACCGTCGAGGGCACCAGCACTGCCAAGGTTCGCGTGTTTGCCACCAACTACAACGTTCTTCGTATCATGAGCGGTATGGGTGGTCTGGCTTACTCCAACTAAACGGCGGTTCACTCCACCAAGTGGTTTATTAAAAAAATATTTAAAAACGTATTTTGTTTTCAAATGTTTTTATTGCTGCGTGAGTTATTTTTGTAAAATAGCAACATATATTCCATTCCACCAAGTTTTAGATAGCTCGGGTTCAGGAGTAACAGAATTATCCCAAGTCAATCTAATTTCCTTTTCATACAATACTTTTAGGTTAAGCTTTCGAATAGAATTGATTGTTCCATCTCTCACATCTTTCCAGTTCCAATCGTCTACAATAAAAATAAATATGTCATCTAAACAGCTATAATAATGTAATAACGCCTTATAATGACTTTCGTTTGTATGATTTCCATCATACATGTAAATATTAAATTTGGGCAATGTAGAAACGTCTACTTTATAGCAATCCCTCTCAATAAATATTGCTTCATTTTCTCCTTTGAATTTTTTGAAATTAACTAAAAATTCCGATTTAGGACCTCCAAATTCACTCCAATTGTCTATACAGACCACCTTGGCTTTATTTCCGCACATAGCCGAACATACGGAACTACCCTTCCAAGTTCCGATTTCCAAGTATCTTGCGTCTTCCGTGTTTAGTAAATTATTATAAAAGTGTCTTGTTTTGGTTCCACTCATGCCTTCCATAGTAATAATGTCATTTGTAATTTTTGAAATATTTTTTTCAGCGTTTTGAAATGATGTTTCAACGAGTGCTTTGTAAGTGTCCATGTAAGTAAATTAAATGTATTAAATGTATTTATATTTTACTTTGTGAAATAAAATAAAAATACATTTAATATGTTTTAATATGTTTTTGAAAATCTATTTACCCAATAAAATGGTCTTTCAAACATGTTGATTAAAATAAAGAGAATAATACCGATCATTCCGATTAGGCCTACTATGCCATACTTTTCATAATTGTGTCTAAGGTTTTGTTCACTATTTGAAACGACATTCATTGTCACTTTACCAGGTGCACTAAAGTGGAAAAAGTGGAATCTGATAATGTAAAATATAATACTTACCGCAACTGTTAACAAAATTAATTTAGTCTTCATAATGAATTCAATTACTTTTACTATATAAAGTGAAAAAAATTGAAATGTTATTTCAGTTTAAAATATCATCAATGCAGTGACCAAAACATTTTAACGAACGAAACTATGGGAGCAGCACATGGAAAGACAAAGGATGAACAGAAACAAGACGCTCGTATATGGGCTGAGAACAAAGACAATGAAATTATAACGCTGTACGGAGAAAATGCGAAACTCACAAACGAGATACGGTTGCTTCAGGTCGACCTTCAAGCAATGAATCAGTCAATGAAGCAACATCAACTCGTAACTGAAAACGTGTTCAAAGAGAATGCAGCGATGTGTCGCAGGGTCGAAGAGAAACTAGAAGAGCAACAGCAACTTATCACTGAACTCATGTCCAAGGAGAAGAATGCCGAAGTCCATGAAAGAAAATCGCCACGTCGCGTCCATTTTGAGGACGATGTCAAGGAGGAGCAACGGATCTGTTGTTTTCCAACTACCCAAGAAGCACACGACGCAGAAATTCAACGCATGTTTGACGACGAATGGGAACTGATTCTTTCCAGTCATGCGATTGTGTCTGCACAAAAAAGATATATGCCCGGCGGTAAGCTAGATTGGGCGATGCTTGACGAGAGTGGACAACAAGCGGTCGCACTTCTTCAGGACTATGGATATCCCGGATTATCAATTGAAGAAATGCGTCGCCAGATGTTTGACGTCAAAAATAATTTGAATAAGGAGTTATTCAAATTTAGAGGTAATGCGTTCAGAAGTGTCGCCCAAGCGCTCTTTGTGTTGCGCCTGCATGCGGCATCGGCATCGGCCAGATTCTTCTAAATGTTCTCATACATAGAAGGTAAGATGTGTCAAACTAACACTTTTTATTATTTATTATTTATTTTTGATTATTCTAATACTCCGGAACATGGCGTTTGAACAAACAGCCGTGAGGCGTAATTCCGACAAGTTCTCGGATTACGGCCGCACTTTGAAAGTCGCAGTTTCCGAGCCAGATTTTAACAATACAAAAGTTTTTTTTGGGGGAAATGGTTATGCCATTTACGTGAGGTAGAATTGCTTGCGTATTGGATATCGTTTCTCCGACGATCGAATATGTCAACTGTTTCCAACTAAATGGAACGTCGGCATTTGCGACCTTGTATGAAAAACAACCACCGTTACGGTTTCTAACGTCTTCCCATATAGGTGATATTCCAGTACGCATCAAAAAAAGCATACAGTTTACAATCAACTTGGGCGGAAGCATTTCTGTAACTGCAACTGCCTCTTCTACCGTGTTGAACTGGCAGATTTTAGTATAACTGTTCAAACTCCAGTCTGTGTCATGGGGTAAATGCGACCAAAGCGTCCACGATCCGGAAAGCGCGTGAAAATTTGACGGCGTATCCGTTTCGCCGTTGTGTTTCATTTTCGTAGTTTCGTATGTATGCGCAATGAACCTTTCAACCTCAAAAAAATACTTTTTACTGGTTTATACGATACATAATTATTTTCTTTTATATTGATTTTCATAAAATAAAATAAAATAAAGTAAATTAAATTGATTTACTTTTCATATTATATACAATATAGATATCATGGACTCCACAGAAGAACAAATCAATACCAAAATGGGAGCATGCTTACCCGGCAAATGTTCCGATGAAAATTCGCAACAATCACAACAACTAACACTTGAACAACGCCTACAGGCTATCGACATCAAGACGGTTCCAAAGGTTCCCCTTCAAAATCAGTTTAGTCTGGCTCGAATTGAGGAAGTTTACGATGGTGATACCGTAAAGATCATCGTGCTGCTTTCAGAAACCCCTGTTCGGTTTTCGTTGCGAATTCTTGGAATCGATACTCCCGAAGTGAAACATGGCGAAGGCCGGCTTCCCGAAGAGCATTTGGCGGCAGTAAAGGTGAGAGAATATGTGAAGTCGTTGTTTCCGACCAACATCGCCAAAGTTCGCATTCATGACTGGGACAAATATGGAGGTAGAGTTTTGGGGGATTTGTTTCTACCAACGGGCGAAAACGTTTCGGAAATTTTGATTAAAGGTGGGTGGGCTAGACCCTATCGCGGTGAGAAAAAAAAGAGCTGGACATTGGAAGAACTTACATTTTCTCCGTTTGTATAATAACACACTTAGTATTTAGCATATTTAGCATTTAGAATAAAATAAAAAAACCCTTTTTATTTTATTTTATCTTCATAAGTTAGAACCAAATAACCAATGAAAATGAAAACGTATAACAAAAAATATTATAAAAAAAAACGAACGTTAAAAAAACGGGGTGGAGCCGGAGCTGCTGCTGATGAAAGGTTCAAGTGTCCATTTTGCGATAAAACATTTTCAGCAATGTCGAATATATACATTCATTGTAAAAACAAACACCCCGATCAACCAATGCCAAGATTGACACATGCCAGCACGGTTGTCAGAATGCCAAGTTTGACACATGCCAGCACGGTTGTCAGAGGTGCATCTGCGGTAGTCCCAAGATCATGGGCTGCCCGCTTGATTGCGAGGGACCAAATCGTCGCAGCTAATGGCCGAGAAAGATTCAAATGCCCATTTTGCGATAAAACATACACAGAGATTACAAATATATACGGTCATTGTCGAAGAAAACACCCCGGAACACCAATGGTGCGGTTGACATATGACAATACGGTTGTTAGACCAGGTAACCTTGATGCTGCTCCCGCTGCCGTTGCTCCTGCTCCTCCTGCTGCTGCTCCTTCTGGTCCTGCGCGGGGGGATCTGCGGTCTCGATTAGAGTTTCGGAGTTCCTGGGCCAGAGGCCAACTTGGCAGTCCGCCTCCTCTTCCACCTGCTGCTGCTGCTGCTGCTGCCCCTCCTCTTCCGCCTCCACCGGCTATTGCTCCAGCTCCGGCTGCACCTGTTCTCACTGGACAGGTTGTATCCCAAACTGGCACATTGCGAGGCAATCCACATTATATAACTAACCCGATACCAAATTTTCCAACAAGTGGCAATATACTAGATCAACGTTCTACATACGTGGATTGGCTTGATATGGACGAGAAAAATGTTTTAGATGCTTTGAACGGAGATCCAAACACTTTGGCTTTTAAAATAAGTGATTCTTTTTGCGTGATAACAAAAGATGAATTGTTTACTTTAATGAATAATGCTGACTCTATCAAGTACGAGTGTAACCGGATATGCAAATTCCATGAAGATGGAATTAGTGGGATTACACAAAGTGCTGAGAAAGGTGTCCCGTATTTATCCCTCGGCTCTTTCAGCCAATTCCAAGGCCTGGTATCTTTTTCTGACTTATGGCATATCGTTGTTTCACAGCAACCACAACAGTCGCAAGCATATGAACTTGTGGATGCGCACCGCCCCCACATGCTAAGCATGGCATCGCATAATTTCTTGTTTGGCCCCGGGTCGGCGGGTGTGCGGGCAGTTTCAGCGGCGCATTGCCAGGAGGGCCAAGATGCATCCACCGTGTACGAAATTCGAATCTTACCAATACACACGCATTCACGTTCAAGGGCGGCGACCACAATACAACGCATCGTACGGGGTCACCAAACGCGAAGGAATCCTCGATGAATAAAACAATAAAAATTAAATGTATTGTATTTAGATCAGTCAAACATGTCATCCACAATAGACTTCAAGTGGTCCATGTACGGTCGATTGAACGCAATTTTTTTACATAAATTATCACACACTGACAAACTTATTTCAAAGTTGGTCAATGATTTTGAAACTTTCATATTGTATTTTAGAATCGCATAATTCATTGCGCATAAATCCTTCGCAGTGAAACACGTAAGTGTTTTATCTTTCAGAATGTCTGAAATCAAAACCTCTAATGTTTTACATATGTCGGCATGGTCATAAGCTGGTTGGCTTATCCGGTTGTCACAGGGTTCAATGAACCCGTCAACAAAATTTTTAGCAATATCCTTGGAGTTTCTAGCTAACACATTTCTGAACATGTTAAACGATAGTTCTTGATCGCGAGTATTTATATTGCTCATAATTCCAAAATCCAATATAGCAACTTGAAGTCGGGGAAAGAGGCCATCTTCATTTTCTATAAATAAAACGTTTCCAGGATGCAGATCGCAGTGATAAAATCCGTCTAAAAAAACGGTCTTTATCAACCCTTTTGCTAGAATCATACAGTATTGATCCTTTACATCATTCATCGGGAGTTCTTCCAATTTTCTACCGACGATTCGTTCCATCACAATAATGTTGTCGAATTCATCAGTAAACTCTTTAAAAACAACCGGAATTTTAATAATAGTCGTATTCGTTTTCTGGAAATTGTCGTACATTTTTGATATGTTTTCAACTTCGGTATGGAAGTTAACTTGACTCAACATCATTTTTTTTTGTTCACTAAGAATATCGTCTAAATACAAATGTTTTACCTGAGGAAGTAAGTTTAATATTGCAATCATATAACTTACGTCATTTATTGCTGATTTAACACGTTCCAACATGTTTGCACGCAAGTACTTTATAACAATGGGCATTGACGTCGAGTTGCTATCATTACGGTTCGTTAGCGTGCCATAAAAAATAAGAGACACTGACCCGGTTTTATCAGGAATATATTTACCATTCTGGACCTTACTGCTAATTTTAAGGTCGTAGCCCTTTTTACCGGCAAATTCGACCACTTGGTTTAAGTAATCATTGTTATATTCGGAGTCTTCGTAGTGGACTGCATCTGTATACTGAATAAAAAAAGATGCCAATTCGTCGTCATAAATTTCGGAACTGTATGCGAGCGCTTGGAACATTTTGGTATAATAAATATTTTTTTTAGACAAGCGAGCTGCAATACTTTTTACCATATTTACATACGGTCTTGACGTTGATGTCGAGTTCTGTCCAAATAATCTCATCGCACTATTCGCAAAATTTGTTAAACCGTATTTCGTGTACTCGAACGATATGACTCCTGCAGTATATCCAACGAAATGTATACCGGATAAAACATTTTTGGTACTTGTTATCCAGCTCATTACAATTTTGTATTTTTAAATTTTTTAAATAATAAACAGATAAATATTATATGATTTTATCTAATTAACTAATAATATTTATTTAATTACATCTTTATCTTTACATCTATTTCATATTCTCTATAAATAGTTTTGTTCGTGACAAAACCTTTTTCATAATCATTCCTAAATTATGTTCAATATATGAAGGCTGTTCTATCTTTGGAACGGGTACACTTAACATAAACTGAACTCTCATTTTTTCAGAGGAAAGTAGTGAAATGCAGAAAACGGCAGTTGCATCTTGAATTTGCTCAGAATCCTTTCCGATGATATCTCCAAGCTCAAGTCCGGTTTTGTTTTTATAAGTCGTTTCACATTCAAATACGTAATTGCTTCCAGATTCGGTGAGTTTGATATTCAACGACATGTATTTTTGTTTCATTCCAAAATCTTCTCCCTTCCGTTTGAATACGAGCGTCATATCAGCTGACCCAATTTCAGGTTCTTTGAACTCGTCCAAGATCAACGTCTCAATTGCATCATTTCGATTCACTTCATAAATGAGTCGAAAAATGTTATAATTGCAAAAACGTTCCATATTTACGGACGAGTTGCAAACTTCAAAATCAATCAAAAACGTATTTTTGAGATGCGGATTTAATGCTGCGTCATCCGGAGTAAACCTTTTATATTTCAGTATAACTCCATCTTTTGAACATAGCACCTTATAAGACGGCTCTACTATCGCATTTGTCGCCATTATAAATATAAATAAATATAGACTTACTAGACTAATTAGTTTTACTTTAATTCGTTTCAAGTGTTTTTAATTTTAAGTTTAATTTTTAATTCTAAAGTTCTTAAGTAACAACTTTTATATATCTATAATATATGTGCGAATAATATGAGCAGTATAAAATACAAAACATACAATAAAATTCAAACCAGGAATAAAAGTAAAACTAGAACCAGAAGTAGAACAAGACAACAAACAAAAACAAAAAAACCGCTTCAACCACCCACACCCATCAATGGATCTTCGAGACGCGATGAGAGTGGAGTAATAAAACTAAAACTCATAGGAACGGCGTACGAAATCGGATATGCCCATGGACGTCTTTTAAAAAATGAGATCAGTGAAATGATGTCCATGTATCGATTCCATATACCGTACCTCTACGGACGACCGCTTTCATTCTTTGTGAAACTTGCATGCGACTTTTTTTTACCCGTTGTCAAGCGGCGGTACCCTGAAATATATCGAGAGATGAAAGGAATCGCGCACGGCTCTGGAACCCCGGTTCAACACATCCTTTTTATAAACAGTTCTCTCAGTCTCGAATCACTCTATATGAATCTATCAGCCGTTTTACAAACGTCGTCTCCGCGCATTCAACAGCGGTATCGTAATTTTCTATCATCATCATCAACCTCATCATCATCATCATCATCAAAGAAAAGTAATTACACGATCGAGCCAAACGAGAGATGCACGGCGTTCATTGCAACGGGATCGTATACGAAGGATGGGAATATCGTATGCGCTCATAATACAAACGGACGCTACATTGAGACACAATATTTCAATGTTGTTGCGGAAGTAAGGCCCAAAACGGGATATGCGTTTACAATGCAAACTGCACCAGGATACATTTTTAGCGGCACCGATATTTTTGTTACGAGCGCGGGAATTATTGGCACGGAAACAACTATCAAACATTTCAAGGCATATGAGCTTCGCGACCCTATATTTTGCAGAATACGCAAGTGTATGCAGTATGGCGATACGCTAGACGACTATATTGAAACACTATTAGCCAATAATTCCGGCGACTATGCGTGCACCTGGTTATTCGGCAGCATAAAAACCAAAGAGATTGTGTCTCTAGAACTTGGCTTGAAGTATCACAATCTACAACGCACCAAGGACGGCATATTTATCGGAACAAATGCGGCGTATGATGCCCGAATTCGTAACTTGGAATGCAGTGACGATGCAGCTCGACTTCATGGCGATATTCGAACATCTAACTGGGCTCGACACGTTCGGTTAACAAACCTTATCGCAACTTATCGCGGACAACTGAATGTGGTAATTGGTTCTAAAATACTGGCGGATCACTATGACTCGTATCTTAAAAAAGTAAACGCGTCTGCTCGAAGCATATGCAAACACTGCGAGTTGGACGACTGTGAAAATTCAGCTGATCCTGAATTAGCGCCGTTTATACCAGTTGGAACAGTAGATGCAGCAGTTGTTGATGCAACCATTGCATCTCAACTATCGTTTTTATTTCGGTTTGGGTCCTCGTGCGGCAAACCTTTTAATAAAAAAGAATACTTTTTGAAGAACCCTCAATGGCAAGAATTATACGCCTATATCAAGGACCGCCCATCACAGCCGTGGATCAAAGTTTAATTCTTATGTAAAATAATTAATTTACTTATAAATTTATAAATTTACAAATAATTATTTAAATGAAGTTTCGGTTGGATGGATATGAGATATATTGATATATTGATAAGATACAATGGATACAACGACCGAAAAAATCGGAATTATCATTATTCGTCATATAACGGATGATGAGAATTCAATGTACTGGCGATATTGTGTTCGGGCAATTCGTGTAAATCATCCAGAGGTCCCGATTGTGATTATTGACGACAATAGCAATTCAACATTTTTAACAGATGCTTTAAAAAAAGAAGAGGCTGAATTATACAATTGTCGCGTAATTTACAGTATTTACAAAAAACAAGGCGAGTTTTTGCCCTATTACTATTTTTCCTTGTCGCAAAATGGATGGTTCGAAAACGCGCTCATCATACACGACTCGGTATTTTTTACCCAACCGCTTAGTAATCTCGATGTGGTGTTTGATATACTTGATAAACATGGGTTTTTGTTTTTATGGCACTTTGAATACTTGTATGACGACGTCACCGATGAAGTTAAACTCATCTCGGCGTTAAAGAATGGAAATGATATTCTTGAGACGGTGTACTATGATCGATCAAAGTGGAGCGGATGTTTTGGGTCTATGGCGTTCGTTTCTTATACATTTACAGTAAAAATGTTCGAGACATACATGTTGTCGGGTCTGCTGCACGAAATAACCACTCGTCGAAATCGAATGTCGTTTGAGAGACTTATCGCATGCACAATGATTCATGCCGCCATTCAAGAAGATGCGTCTAAGAATAAATCACAAGAAAACTCGTATTATAAAATGCATTCTTATTTAGGACGTATACATGATTATTGTAAATGGGGTTTACGGTTTCATGAGATAAAAGATGAAATTATTGCCGCATGTGAAGAAGAGAAAACGAGTAGTAGTATACAACTTCCACTGATTAAGGTCTGGTCAGGTAGGTAACAGGGAACCCAAGGTTCCCCGCACCCCTCCTTTACGAGGGGGGGGGATCTGCCCCCTTGTATTTACAGTATCTCTAAATCTTGCAAATACCAGTATTCCATTCCTCCGCCAGGCAGTGGTCTGCGAATGATGAAGGGAAGTTTTTTTTCTTCAAGTTCGCGAAGTGCGATGGGGTATCCGTCAATTACCTTTTCAGACGTGATGTTCACTTTGGAGGTAATGTACGGTTCTGCCCCATTATTCAATTGTTTCGTGCGTATTCCCAAAATACGGGTCTTTTCATACTTTGTGAGAACCGGAATCGTTCGGTGCAATGGATCGACAATCGTGCCGGTTTTGTCTCGAACAACTTTCGCAAGAGCATGAATTTCATCATCCGTATGACTCTTAGCTTCAGGGTGGGTCTCGGCGATATAGTTTTTTCGGAATTCTTGATTTATTTTCCGATACCGATCGTCTTCTCCGGTTTCACTGTCATATTCTTCGTTCTCATCATCTTGAATCTCACCTGTACTATCCGCTTCATCTTCTTCATCGTCATTGCCTTCGCCTTCGCCGTCGCCGTCACCTTCTTTATCCTTACCCGTATCGGCCTCGTCGGCTTCATCGTTTTCATACGAGTAATTGCTCGCATTGTCATCATCATCCCCACTTTCTTCGTAATCGTCGTCGTCATCGTCGTCATTCTCACTGTCATCCTCATTAACGTCTTCATCTTCTTCAATTCCAGTTCCGGTTCTTTGACCTTTTAGGTCGCTTGAAGACTTGGGTTTGGATTTGTATATACCGGCAGCGCTAGCGCTCTTCATAGCAACATCCTCATCGCTTTCGTCAGCTACTTCATCCTCATCATCATCGTCGCCTTCTTCGTAACGTTTTGGGTTTAACTTTAATGGCTGGTCTTCGTTCGACTGGGTCTGGAGGTTGTCGTAGTCAATCGTAACTCGTTTCATTATGATATAGTATCGTTGTCACGCACTCTTTGTTTAATTATATATCTATATTTATTTATATTTTACAAGTCAATTTTAAATAAAAATAAAAATTATTTATTATTATTACATATACATATAATATAATTAATAAAATATCTAAATGGCATCGAACGCGAACTCGAACTGGTATAAATCTCTCAACCAGTCCCCCCTCACTCCTCCTAGTTGGGTATTCCCAATTGCGTGGACGATTCTATATGCACTCATCATTGCATCGGCTGGAGTATTCCTTTCCACTGCATCGAGCATTCGCAACGCATTACGTTCGGACGGGTTCTTTTATTACTGCGCGGCATGGATTCTAAACCTTTCATGGTCCCTGATATTCTTTCGTCTCCAACGCCCCGATTTGAGTTTTGTGGTTATTTTGGGAATGCTTGCATTTATCGCCCTAAATATCCGCGCGTTTTATCCGGTCAGCCGTCTCGCGGCGTATTTACTCGTCCCTTATCTAGTATGGGTATCATTTGCGACCTACCTTAATGGATATATCGTGTTTATGAATCCGGTATCCGGTATCCGCTAAAGCTTAATAAAATCATAAATTTTCAATTGCAGTTTTTTTACCGTGACAGTCTCTGCATAGCGCAACCAGATTATCAATATGGTTTGTACCGCCGTGTTCCAGCCTTGTAATGTGATCTACTTCATACCATGCCGGAAGTTGGCGTTTACAATGTCCGCATTTCCACCCCTGCTGCGCGGCTACAAATTTCTTCTTTGTTTCGCTAACACACCGTTTCGTGGAGGTTTTACCAGACGTTAATACTTTATTTTGTTTTTGATTAAGTGTGGATCCTGAAACGCCACCGCCACCTTGACCGTGGCCTTGGATTTGACCTTGGCCTTGACCTTGGAATAACATGGTTTTATTTGTAAAATCTAAAAATGGACTTAATACGTCGGCTGTATCTTTGCTAACTGGCATATACTTTATAATGTCGTTGGCGTGCATAAACATCGATCGCGACTGGTCGGGGTTTTTTTTTGCAAACAGGTAAATGGATAAGCCAATGAATGCAAATGTGGCCATTTTAACGTATTTTTGAGACGACTGCAATGTTTTTAAAAATTTGCCATCATAATACGTGTTTGCTATGAGAAAGGCAGTAATGATAAAAATAATGTATTCCGTCTTCATTTGTTCAATGGGTTGCTTATAATAATAAACTATTATTTATTATTTTATTTATTGTGTAAAGTGTATGCTCCATATATTCCAGCAACCAGCATTCCGAAATAAATCAACTTTTGCCTATACTTTATCTCGTCCATAATTACAATTTGTTTAGGGGCGTAGTGCGAATAGTACGCATTAAGCGCCTCTGTCATGGTAAGTTCGCTCTTGTGTATGGAAACGTTCACCTTATTGTGTATGAAGACTACCCAGCGTAAAAATGATTCGCGCGTATCCAAATACGGCGTTACCGGGTACTTGTCTAGTAATACACTGAACCTATTACCAATTGCATATTCCGGTAAAAACAAGGGTAAATTTTGTATAAAGTCGTAATACTTTTTACGCGTAACTCCATTTGCATGTTCCGGGTATTTCACCGCCATCGTCATAAGAACAAACCAAAAATAAGGCCCCCATATTTCGGGGTCAAGCGTTCTTGGAAATTCCATTTGTTTTTTATGTTTGTATTATTTTTATTTTATTTATCTTGACGTACATTTTAGATTTACATCAAATTAAATTAAATTAAATAACCTAATAAACACGTGTTGCTTCTATAGTTAACCGCTATAGATAGATAGATACATACATACATGAATCGTTCAAAAGAGAAAATCGAAAAAATAGACTCGTCTTATTTTTCTCAAAGTCATCATTTTTTTTGTAACAATTGTGGGAAATATGGAAACCATACCTACAATAATTGTAAATTTCCTACCACCAGCATTGGCCTCATTGTAATTCGAAATCAAAATACTACATCGACAACAACAACGACAGCAACGACAGCAACCCCATCTTATGAATTTTTGATGATACGCAGAAAGGATACGCTGGGATTCGTCGACTTTATTCGTGGCAAATACACCTTTTCGAACATTATACACGTTCGGAACATCATCGATGAAATGACGATCGACGAGAAAGCCCGACTTTTGAATTGTGACTTTAAACAATTGTGGGGTGAAATGTGGGGAAGTTACACAAACGGCCAGTTTTCAGGGGAAGAAGCGCAATCGAGAGAAAAATTTAATAAAATTAAGAATGGTGTATTTTTCAAGGGATGCAATGGAGAGAGTAAAATCATCACGTTGCGTCACTTGATAGAAACTTCATCCACGCACTGGAAACATGCAGAATGGGGGTTTCCAAAAGGGCGGCGGAATAACCAAGAGAGTGATATCGATTGCGCGTTGCGTGAGAATCTTGAAGAAACCGGTTACGCAATAAAAAAATCGGATGTTTTATCAAACATTGTCCCGTTTGAAGAAGTGTTTGTAGGTTCGAATTTAAAAAGTTACAAACATAAATACTTTGTTGCAATGATACATGCAACTGATGTTCCGGTATCGACATTTGAGCGATCCGAAGTCAGCAAACTAAAATGGTTATCATATGATGATTGTGTTAAAAAAATAAGACCATATAATATTGAAAAAACAAAAATGCTTCAAAAGTTACATTCCATACTCACAACATTTTGCGTGATAAAATCTAATTCTGAAAGTTAAAATTTAATAATTAATATCTTATTATTATATATTAAGTATTTTATTTGAGGCTTACGTTAAATACTACATTCGTCTTGACATGCAAGATCCTGTTACGCCACTTGCAGAACAACCACTTCAACAGTATGAAGGCATGCAACCTGGTATTGGTATAGCCCAAGGCGAAGTCGAAGGCGCTAAAAAACGCGAACGATGCAAAAATGGTACGCGTAGGAATAAAAATGGCGACTGCGAACCCATAAATGCATCCCGAAAAAGATGCCCGAACGGAACTAGAAAAAATAAAGACACCGGCGAATGCGATCCGATTAATGTTGATACTGTTGAAGGTCCTTTTGCTGCAATTGCAGGAGTCGTTCCTGAGGATGATAAGCAACAACAACAGCAACAACAACCACAAACGCAAATGCAGAGGCAGAGGCAGCCCCGATGCCCAAACGGTACTCGCAGAAATAAAAAAACGGGTGCTTGTGAACCAGCACAAAAACGCCCCCGATGCCCGAATGGAACGCGTAGAAACAAGCAAACCGGTAATTGCGACCCAATACCACAAAAACCGCAAGAAGAACAACGTGATAACGATTATAACGAAAATATTGAAATTGAAAATGAAATTGAAAATGAGCAATTACCGTCGCCATTACCATTACCTGAATCGGAAATGCCAGAAATGCCAATACAACAAGAAGGACAAGAACAAGAACAAGAACAAGAACAACGAGAACAAGAAGAAGAACAAAAACAAGAAGAAGAACAAGAACAAGAACAAGAACAAGAACAACAACAAGTTAATTCGAACGGTGTACGGCTTTACCCCGAACCCGGTGATCCAAAATTCAATGAAATTATGGCAAATAAGAAGGAGTTTCATGAAGTTCGCTACGATAAAATGGACGAGTTCACAGTCGAAGAGTACGCAAATCGCATATGTTCGGAAGGTGACGTTTTCGAACTTGCACCCCACCAGCTTTTTGCCAGAAACTTTTTGTCTGCACTGACTCCATACAAAAGCTTGCTGCTCTATCACGGCTTAGGCACTGGAAAAACATGCTCAGCAATATCAGTTTCGGAAGAAATGAGAGATTACATGAAGGATACGGGTGTAAACAAGCGCATCTACGTAGTTGCAGCGCCAACCATTCGTTTAAATTTCAAACAGCAGTTGTACAATTCTTCTAAACTCGTACTAAATCGAGAGACTGGAGTATGGAGCATGAACACGTGCATGGGTAAAAAATTACTCAAAGAGCTTCGAATTAAACCCGTGTCGCCCAATATAACACGCGATCAAGAGTCCATAATGAGAGAATCAATCATTGCCCGAATCAAATCTCTCATTCAGAAGACGTATTCATTCATTGGATACGAGAAACTACGCCTCATCATAGACGAAACGTTGGTTGGCCGAGCGGCAAAAAGCACCCAGAGCACACTTGCAAATATTAGTGAACAACAAATACAACGCATTCGGGCTCGGTTTGATGATACCCTTATCGTGATTGATGAAGTACACAATTTACGAACTACGGGAGAGAACGAGAGCGACGATGCAAAAATGACGGGCAAATTACTAACACTGGTAGCGCGACATACTCGAAACATGCGGATGTTACTGCTTACTGCAACCCCCATGTACAACAGTCCGAAGGAAATTATATGGTTGATCAATTTAATGCGTATTAATGACAACCGGCCTGAAATTTCGCACGATAAGGTGTTTGTAGGCACGGGTACGGATGAAACGATCAGAACTGTCACTGACGATGATCCGAGCAGGTCTGCATACTCTAGCGGAAAGGAAATACTGAAATCTGCATCATATGGATATATATCTTATGTAAAAGGAGAGAATCCATTCACGTTTCCGTATCGGATATACCCCAAGGATCATTCGCCAGATCACTCATTCTTTTCAGATTCAGAAGAAGGCGGCGGACGCGTGATTCCGTTTCCAACCATGAATTATAATGGTCTCCGGTATCCAACTGCGGACATAGCAACCCAAATTCGGTTTCTGGATATTTATCTGACACCAATCGGCGAAGAGCAGCAAAAAGTGTACAGTCGATGCATTGACAAATTGAAGGACCAACGCGATGATTCTAGACCTGAAATGGCTGCATCCGATTCTGATTCCGATTCTAATGATGATCGTGTCTCCGAATCCGAATCCGAATCCGAATCTGAATCAGACGTCGATGAGGATGCGGATGCCAGTCCCGGATTGAAGCCGAAGGCAGTAGCGCCTAAACCCAGTGGATATGATGAAATAGCTACCAAGTTTGGGTTCAAATCTAGAAGCGCGCTTCAATCTTTAACCATGTCGTTTCCACCACCCGCCGGAATGAGCGAGTCCGAGGTTGATCCCAAAACGCTAGTTGGTCAAAGCGGATTCAAACAGGTTATGACCGCGGTCCCAATTGGTCAAGAAGCAATAAAGTATAAATATAAAGACGGTGCGCAACGTGTTTTTTCTAGAGACCAAATTGGCAGATGGAGTAATAAAATTTCCAGCGTTTGTAAACACGCATTGGAATGCGACGGTATTGTTTTAGTGTACACGGAATATATCGAAGGCGGTGCAGTTCCGGTAGCACTTGCACTGGAAGAACATGGGTTCAAGCGGTTCGGCGGCAACAATTTATTGATGAATCCAACCCCAACGAATCCCAATCCCGCTTCCGGTAAACGTGCTCCGACATATACTATGATCACGGGTAACAAGATGCTCACGCCGACAAGTGTAGTATCCGTTGCGACGGCTAAAAACAATACAAAGGGCGAGATCATAAAGGTGATTATTATCACAAAAGCCGGTTCCGAAGGGATTGATTTGAAAAATATACGACAAGTTCACGTCATTGACCCGTGGTACAATTTGAGTTTGATCGAACAAGTTATTGGCCGGGCGGTAAGAAACTGCAGCCACGTTGATTTGCCGTTTGAGCATCGAAACGTGTGTATTTTCATCCATGGAACGCGTTTACCGGCTTCGGCTACTGACGTTGGTTCTGGTGCTGGCGCTAGCTCTGGCACTGGCGAAGAGGTAGAAGCGCTGGATGTTAGTCTACTGCACCACGCGGAAAGTAAAGCAAAACGAATTGGAAACGTAAATGCCATCCTTAAAAAACATGCGGTTGACTGTAACTTGAATAAGGGGTATAACGTTCCAAAATTCAAAGATGGAAACAGTACGGTTCGCCAAGTACTTACCACATTTTCACGCGAACCAGGGGCAGAGGGAGGAGTCCCAGCCCCAATCGTGATCGAACGATACGATGTAAAAATGAAGCCTCGAACGGATGCATGCGATTATCAAAACGAATGTGATTTTGCGTGCGAGCCGGATTTGGATAGTCGTATACGCGATATGGGGACCGACATAGATACCTACAACATGAAATTTTTGGAAATGAATAGCGAACGCGTTATTCACCGGGTTCGTGCATTATTCAAGGAGCGGTTTTTTTACACGGAAGACGAATTGATTCGACATGTAAATCAGATAAGAACGTATACCGACGAACAAATAATGGTGGCGCTAAATACGCTTATTACCGATCCATACGAGACGCTTACAGACTATTACGGGAGAGAAGGGCGACTCATCCAGATTGGAAACTACTATCTGTTTCAACCCGAAGGAATAACGAACTCGAAAATTGGATTGAGAGAACGTGCAATGCCGATCGACGAAGGGGTTGACGCAATTGAAGTTCAGCTACCGACGGGTGCACAACCTATGGCTACTACGTCTAGTGCTACCGCTACTGCTACTACTTCTAGTGCTAGTGCTGCTTCTAGCGATCCAGCTGTTAATCGCGGGTCTCAAGGCAATAACAATATTGCAATGTTATTTGGCATATATAAAATTATATTAGATTCGATCACATCGGATAAAAGTAGCCAGTTATTGGCATCATACATGGAACGAACTGGTGGCGACAGTTTCATTTCATACGTCACAAAGTTTAGTAAGCAGGCAATTCGTAAAGGGGTCGCGGATGAAAACACTGTTGTGTTGGCATGTCTTTCGCATTATATGGACACGTTTTCAAATGATGACATGTTGGAAATTATAAATCGCGTAAAAGTTTCTAACCCTAACCCCGAGATTGAACGGTTTGAGCAGCTGATTGATGCGTATATTCGCAGATATATAATTACGTGCGATGGTGGAAAAAAGCCAATGATGATTGTTCCTACGAGCAGTATAACTGCATGGGCGAATGCAGACGAACCATCCAATGGTAAAATATCCGACTCGGAAATTGTGAATCACATTGAAACCAAATTCTTTAGGAATGTGGATTTTATTGGATTATTGCCACAGTCGGTACCTGCCGGAAAGTGGAAAAAGTCGTCCAGTTTTGGCGATAAGGATCGAACTATTCTTAGCAAGTGTGTGCTAGACTGGTTCGTTGCCACGCGCAACAAGCCGCTAGTTCAGTCGATCGGGAAAGACAAAGACGTTATTCATAATAACATTCCATACAAGGTAGGATGTACACGATGGTCATCCTCAAAATCCGCGCACGAGTTTATTTTAATCGATATGAAAATTCAAAAAAGTGTGATTCACGGCCAAGTTCCTACCAAAAAGCCCGAAATTGTTGAGTTTTTGAAAAGCATCCTTGCTACAAAAAACTGTAATTTGGAAGATTTCGTAAAAGTGAGCGATGAAGGCCGAGCAGCAGCAGCAGCAATGCCAGATCAAGGAGACCAAGATGAAATGGCTAAAAAAGCGAAAGGAATAATAAAAGCACCTATTCAAAGTTTGGTGGTATTTACGGAATTATTGCTGCGCATATTAGACGCACAAGACGGTTCCGGGATACGCTGGATGCTTAGACCGTGCGAGCTGCAACTCGTTACCAAAGTGGGAAGTATATACCACACCAATAAACTTCAAATAAAGTAAATCTATAAATCTAAATAAAGTAAATAAATACACAGTCAAGTTATTTACTTTTTACCATACGGTATCCTCTGTCTGCCAGTGCATGTGATCGCCTGGTTTTATGTTGTATAATTTATTGAAAAGCGCCATCCGAGATAACGGGATATTGGTTCGATATTTATCGAGCGGATGTGGATTGGATTTAAGCTGTGCGAAAATAGACCGTCGATATATTTTTTGCCGGTTCTGATTCGCAAACTCCGTATAAAATTTCTCGAATGACACAATTCGCAGCGGAACCAGCATTTTATCGCGCTGGTGTCGTTCATTCAGCGCCATTTCGCATAACTTCAATCCCGTAATGTCCGCCAAATCTTCGCTTAGCGATAACTTGGCGTCGAATTCTAGCCCATCCCTTCGCGCCGCCATTTCATACTGTCTCTCTATATTTGCCAGTTTTCGGTTATAGATTGCAGCATCCCGTCGAGTCCACCACGAGCGCATATTTCCGGTATGGTCAAACATGCGACCATACACGTGCAAGCAGTGTCCAATTTCGTGACCTAGTGTGTATCCGATACGCGCCAAATTGTATTCGGGACCGTGACTTAGATCCACGAACCCGGTTTGAAAATAGCCGAGTGGAATGTATACCGAATTCCGCGTTTCAGTATAGTATGCGTTTGCAACATACGCCTGGGAACCAACAAACTTCATTTGATTCCAGTCAATTTGTGGCATATCATATTCAGCTCGCCCGTCATTTCGAATCATACATTGTGTCTTCCATTTAAAAATGTCCATTAAGTTTTCCCACGCATCTTGTTTTTTAAATCGTGCAGAAATCGACGGAGAAATGTCTGCCCCAAACGTTTCAGGAATGCCTATTCTTATTTTCAGTGTATCCAATTTACGCAATGCTTCGTCGCGCGTAGACTCGCTAACCCACGTGTTTGCACGAACCATTTCTTTTGCCGATCGCAGTATATCACGTGCCACTTCTTCCGCATACTTGATCTTTTCTGCATCAAAGTGTCGTCGCTTATACGCGTGTGCAAAAAATGCGTCGTACGCGTACGTTGTACCGTACAGTGCAACAATGCGTTCAGGTAACGGCGCTGACTGCCCTGTCAAAAATTTCATACAGAAGTTATAATAAATATCCGACCACTCTTTATGGTATTGTATAATGTGTCGTGCATAAATGTATATCCAATAACTACGCCACTTTAAAGATTTCCATCCTCGTTTATCTCGCTTGGGTTTCGTAACGGTGTCAGTATCATCGTCGGTATCCGTATCCGTATCCGTATCCGTATCCGTATCGGTATCCTTATCTGTTTTACTAGTAGCTGGGTTGGATTTGGATCTTGATTTAAGAAGCGACCGCATTGTACATTTCAAGTATCCGATAGATGAACAAACCACATTATGGTTATGATTATGCCAATCAGACGCGTATCCCATATTCCGCGCAACTTCGTTCCAATCCAGACGTGTTATACTTTTTAATTTTCCGGCGCTGATTTTTTCATATTCGGTAGTACCGTCGTCGTCAATTGGGCTTGATTTATATTTTTTACTTGTAGGCTTTTTATCCTTATTTTTATCATTCTTTTTACCTTTTTTGGGTTCGGGTTCGGGTTCAATATAACACGCCATATTTCGAATAATTGATTTTTCAATTTGCAAAACGTCAGTTCCGTTCAATTCAGAACCAAGCCCTAATGCATTGAATATTCGGTCAACATAGGCTACAAATTTTGTCAAGACGTTTCGTTTATAATCGATATTCTTATTTCGTCGGGTTTTGTTCTGTTTACGCCGGTGTCGGTATAACTTTTTATTCTTATTCATTCGAGTGTGCTTGCTACCACTATGAGATTTATCAGATTTATCATTATCGTGATTGTCTTGAAGGTAGTACCGATAGTCATAAAGCGATAATTCTGGGTACGTAATATGCGTGATAAACATTTTACTATTTTTTTCATCTGGGGAAACGTCCCATGAAACCGGACAAGCGTATCGCGTCATTTCGTTCGTGTTCAAGTACGCCAGAAGTTTCCAAAGATTGTCTTCTGCAATGCATTTGTCTAAAAAATGAATATAATTGTGAATGTGGTGTAATACGGTCGACGAGCTCATGTGCGTTTTCAACGATGCGTATAAATCCTTTACGGGAGCGGGCGTAGACGAATCGTTTACAATGTCAATGAGTTGGTTATATACCGCATCTTGCGCCAATCGAAAGTTATCTATTTGTATAATGTATTTTTGGGACTGAGACAATTTTTTTGACCGTATCCAAGTTTGATTCACATAACTGAAAAAATCATTGGATGGATTTATTAGTTTTTTTGTTACCACTCCCGATCCGCAAATACCGCGCCGTTGGGCGTTGGTATATTTGATAATGTCGTTATACGCCTCTTGCGGCGTTTGATCAACTAGAACCCGGTCTTCTTCGTTTTTTAAAACCGACATTCTTTATAAGTACTATAATATTATTATTTATTTTATTATTTCGAACTTTTCAATATGATAAAATAAAATAACTTAAATGTGGTAGATGGATGATTAACTAATTAACTAATAATATGAAAACCGGAAACGCTGGAAAAAGAATTGCTTGCGCTGTAATCGGCTACTCGAAAGAAAATTTTTAAGTGGGGCATACGCGCGCATGTTCGCGGATCCGCATACCTGCCGTGCTGCATATCGGGGTTTGCATTTTATTTTTGATAAAGTAGGGCGTAAAATTGCTTCCGTGGTACTTTCCGGCATTTGCGGCGGCCATTCCGTACGCGGACAAAAACGAGTTTCCGTTTTTCGTAATTGTCGTTTGTTTCAATCGCTCAAGACGGAGTCCGGAAGATACCGCGCCTTGTGTTTTGAACGGCGTGTTATTAGGATTCACAATCGGCGTGACAAAACATGCGGCACCCGCAGTGTTTTGGTATTCGGGTCGAACGCACATTTCCGTGCGAGCCCTCGCGTTTTGATCAAATGTGCGGCCGCGGGCATGTAGTAATGCGCGAGTATCCGAATAATACGCTTTGCTCAGAAGGGTTGATCCCGTGCGCACCGGCCGCAGTTGAGGACACGGTCCGATGCGGCGCGTGTTGTACACTCCCGTATAAATTTTCTTGTCACCGTATTCGACATATCCTGGATTGTATATGGTAGTGACATTTGACCCCTCGCCTGGAGACAGGGTAACTGCCGAGTCTGTCATAATAAACGAATTGTTTATGCTTCCATTTACACCCGTGTCGCATGCACAGGTTCCATTGTTGGTGCGTAATACGGTTCCACCTGGCGCGTCCAGTATGCGAAGTGTGATCTTCCCTCGCGTCGAGCCGCCTGGAATTGAGGGTCCGCTTGTAGGTGTGGTCACGCGAATGAGTTGTCGGCGCCAGTGTTTAATCGGCACCGGTCGCCCACGACCAGATGAACTGTATTCTTCAGGGTTTGTAATGAAACGATTATCTGCATACGGTGACGTGTGCGACGGGTAAACGCTATACACATTTCCGGTCTTTGAAACAACCGGGTTCATTTTCGTAGTAGTAAGCGTATTTGATACATTAAAATTGGTGGGTCGAGACATTTTTTTAGTTAGTTAGAAACAAATAAGTTTTATTTTATAGTGGTATAATAATTATATAGTTATAATTATAATAAATTAATAATAAATTACAAGCACTAAATATTTATGCAGCGAATTCTTTTATATCTGATTTTTGGGTTTTTTTTATTCTTGATTATAAATTGGATTGTGAATGGTTGTGGATATACTACCATCCTTGAAGGAGCTGAAAATAAAGCAACGCCTCCCATAAAATGCCCAGAAGATTGTACATCGGTAAAAGAAATTCAGAAAAAATTATCAGATTCATTGAAAACGGTTCAGGGGTTGGAATTAAAAATTAATGCTAATACTCAAGCGTCACAGTCACATGCAAAATCTATTTCCGATCTGAACGAATCTCTCAAAGAGATGCAGAATAATCAATCGGAATGAAAAATAAAACAATTTCGAAATTATTAAATTATTAAATTATTAAATTATTAATAACTACCATTAGTATAATTATAGTTACTAATTGATGTTCACTAATACCACTACTACACTTATTTACGGAGTTGCGATGCTATTTACTGGACTAGTTGCATTCCATATTCTCTCGAAATCGAATAAGCAAAATGTACAAGAAGGTATGTCATCATCTTCTCTTGTACCAAGTGCACCCAATTCGTCAAACGCAAAACCGCCACCGGCATCTTCTGCGATACCGTCTGGAGTCAATACGACTGCTAATCCAAAATCTCAACTTAAAACCAGCGCGTGCGGAGACGATTGTAGCGAGTATGATAAAATAAACGCCGCACTCAACGACTTCAATAAATTAAATAGCCGGTACGAGCAAAGTGACGAAGCCGTAAGAAAAGTGGACAAGGATTTAATTCAGCTTTCTAAAAATGTGAGAAACATGGGCAGTAGAAAAACCCCAGGTGGAAAACCGGATATTAATAAGGCAATGCTTTCATAATTTAGATTTTAAGGTTGAGTTTCTCATTTTCGTTGGTCAACCCGCTTATCGGGTTAGTTGGATATCCCGGTTTTGAATTTGCCTTGTTGAAATAGTTGGGATCGACTTCTTTTTTTCCTTTCGTTACTTGGCCTGCTTCCGATGGACTAGGTTTCATTCCGAACAAGTAAAATACGATCGATGATACGTAGGTCATCATAATGAACGGAACGAATACGATAAACCAGGAAATAAGACTGAGTCCCGTGTCACATAAATTCTGAAGAATGAATAAAAATACAATTGTAATTAAAAATTTGAAAAATGCAGTTACGTGATCACTTCTAAATAAATCAATAATGATTTGAATAATTGAAAACCCTAGATATAATAGGGCCGGCGGACATAAGGTGGCAACAAGCGGCATCTTATTATTATAGTACGTACTTTAAATGTAGAATATATATTACGGTAATATATATTATTTTTTTTTATTTTTGTAAATTATCAATTTACTCGAAAACGTTTAAAAGCAAAATATATATTTTACAATAATACATGATAACAATATTAACAATACAATACATGCGACGTACCGTATATGGAGTACGTGGTTGATATTGATATTGATCAGCCGCCTCGCGTGGTTAGCGTGTTTGTGTATAACGAAACTCGATCGTGTGCGAAAATATACATTTTTTTGAAATATATAGGGATTAAGGAAAAAAACAATATAAACTTTTTATATCATTATAATACATAATATGAATCCAATCCCATGTTTACTGTTAGTTTGCACACTGTCCATGGCAGTGGGCATTCCTCTCGATGACTTCACATTTGCTTCTTCACAAGATTTGACTGCTTCGGAAAGCACAAATGATAATGGTGAAAATGATTTTGACAACTATGGTCTTGGTGATGATGATGACCATGGAAATGAATATTTCAGAAAAGGGTTTAGAAGTGTGGTGAGCAAAATAGTTAGTTCTCCAAAACCCGCACCCAGGGCTGCTCCTCCTCCTCCAAAACCCGCACCCAGGCCTGCTCCTGCTCCCAGGCCTGTACCTGCACCCAGGGCTGCTCCTCCTCCTCCAAAACCTGCACCCAGGCCTGCTCCTGCTCCTCCAAAACCCGCACCCAGGGCTGCTCCTCCTCCTCCAAAACCTGCACCCATGCCTAAACCTGTGCTTGTGATACAACAACCAAAAAAAAAGAGGAAAGGATTGAAGAAACTCGGGTCCGTTGTCAAAAAGGTTGCTAAAGTTGCAGTTAAAGTTGGCAAAGTTGCAGTTAAAGTTGGCAAAGTTGCTTCTCCTGTGCTGGTGCATGCTTTGAAAGCTATTCCTGTTGTGGGCCCCACAATCTCAGTTGTTACTAGCATTGCTCCAAAAATTGGTTCAGTTGCAAATAAACTTTCCCCCAAAGTGAAGGACATTGCAAAGAAACTTGCTCCCAAAGTGAAAGATGTGGTCAAGAAAGTTGCTCCCAAATTGAAAGATGTGGTCAAGAAAGTTGCCCCCAAATTGAAAGATGTTGTAAAGAAGCTTGAAAAGAAGGTTGCTCCTAAAGTGAAGGATGTTGTAAAGAAGCTTGAAAAGAAGCTTGCTCCTAAGGTGAAGGATGTTGTAAAGAAGCTTGAAAAGAAGGTTGCTCCTAAGGTGAAGGATGTTGTAAAGAAGCTTGAAAAGAAGGTTGCTCCTAAGGTGAAGGATGTTGTAAAGAAGCTTGAAAAGAAGCTTGCTCCTAAGGTGAAGGATGTTGTAAAGAAGCTTGAAAAGAAGCTTGCTCCTAAGGTGAAGGATGTTGTAAAGAAGCTTGAAAAGAAGCTTGCTCCTAAGGTGAAGGATGTTGTAAAGAAGCTTGAAAAGAAGGTTGCTCCCAAGGTGAAGGATGTTGTAAAGAAGCTTGAAAAGAAGGTTGCTCCCAAGGTGAAAGATGCGGTTAAGAAAACAATTTCCAAGGTAAAAGAAAAACTCCCCAAATTTAACGGTTTGAAAATTTATGGCAACTATTGTGGACCCAATTATTGTGGTGGTCAAAAGTTTAAAGGTGCAGAAGGACCAAATTGCAAATGGGGCATTCAACCCAAAGACACCCTTGATGCATGCTGCAAAGCACATGATCAGTGCTGTGGTTCTCCAAACACTAGAGGCAAACAATGCAATAAAGAAATTTTGTCATGTGTCAAGAATGCAAATTGCAACGGTACAAATTGCAAAATTGCAAAGACTGCGATAAAGCTGACATTTATTACTATTGAAAATAAAGTTTGTGGTGATGTATTGGGTTCTAAAAAATCAAATGCAAAGAGTTCAACAACCAGTTCTAGTGGTTCGCCCACTAAGTCATCAATCAAGTCTGCAGTCAAGTCGGCAATTAAGTCGGCAGCAGTCAAGTCATCAACTAAGTCGACAATCAAGTCATCAATCAAGTCATTTGTCAAACCTGTAGTTAAACCTACAACTAAGCCTCTCATTATCAAGCCCGTCGAAGAACAGCCAAGTGACCAGCCAAGTGACCAGCCCAGTGAGCAGCCAAGTGACCAGCCAAGTGACCAGCCCAGTGAGCAGCCAAGTGACCAGCCAAGTGACCAGCCAAGTGAGCAGCCAAGTGACCAGCCAAGTGACCAGCCCAGTGAGCAGCCCAGTGAGCAGCCAAGTGAGCAGCCAAGTGAGCAGCCAGTTGTTCCTAGCCCCAATTCATTCTCAACTTCAGCAAACGACGTCATTGTAAGAGTCAACCACATGCACAAACGTGTTGTTTCCATCATCAAAGAAACTCAAACCATTCAGAAGAGAGAAATTGAGCAAAATAAAAAGAATGTTAAACTGTCGCAGGCTGACTTAGACAAACTCATAATGAAACAGGATGACGAACAAAAACAATTGACTAAGTTGAAAGCCAGTATTCTTCAGATGAATCAAAGCATTACACGACACTATTCTCAAATGAACGCAGATGCTCTTTATTTGCAGAATCTGGACCTAATCAAACCACAATTTCTGAAAACATTGGATGACACCAATGCCAATTTTGCCACGCTGTCCGACCACGTGTCCAAACTGGCGAACGATGAGCACAAGAAGTTCATGGTAGACATTTTGGCCAGAGCCCAGAACCAAACTGTATTCGACACGCGCGATCTTGCTCAAGCATTTTTGGCACACTATGAAAAATACAAACACGTTCTTCGTTCGGATTCAGTGGATTACAGCAAAGAAGTGTCTGAGTTAAAAGACCTGAAAAACCAGTATGACTCTAAAGAAATTGTGTTCAGTGGGTTGAAAGCCGAGGTGGCTCGCCTGCGTGAACTCTTGGAGTCTTTGAAAAAGACCGTCTCCACAAGTGAGACCGAATCCGAGCTCTTTGTTCGAATCGAGCAAATCATTTCATCAATTCTCTCGTCCAATAATACCAAGTTTTGCAATTGATGGCACAGAAAAAGAATGTGCCGTCACACACACACACACACACACATACCTAATTTAAGTTGAGTATTTAAATTAAATTATTTGGTTATAATATCCGTAATAAATCGTCTGCAACGACTCCAAGTGCCTGATTTTTCGCCAATTTCTTAGCATGCCATTTGGCGAATGTCTCTAAAAATATCTTACGGGTTGGGAAAACCCGATCAACATCGCGTCTAACTTTCTTCCATAATGTTACAACGCGTTTAGAATCTCGAAATTGCTGGACCGTGCGAATAAGGCCCATTGCTTCATCGCGTATTTCTTCCATATTGTTTAAATGAATTGCCTCATAAAATTCATTTACTTCTTCAACCATCCATTCATACTGTACAACTTTATTTCCGGCAGAGGCCTTATCTTTTTTACTGTTGGTCATTGTACGATAATTTATGATCTTAGCCCAAGGAGGAATTGAAGGCAGGCCGGCTCCTCCGGTTGGGTTTGTCTTAATACGTGCATAATGCGGTACTTTCCTAGTACTCCATTTGCTATTTGCTCGTTTGGTGGGTCGATTACTCGTTCCATTAAACGTGCGTCTTCTAAACTGCATTTTATTTATTTTTTTTATCATTATTAAAAAAGTAAATATTTACTACGCAGTTTCAGTTTTAGAATTTTTAGAACAGGAGTCCATAAATTTTCGGATTTCGGAATAAACCAGTTGATTTTTGGATCGCGTACCGCCGGTCTCATGCTTTGCAGCTGGATACGCTGACCCGGTTAAATAGTAACGTATTACTGCAATTTCGTCATTATTATAACGCAATAAATATTCACGGGCTTGGTCTTCCGTGTAGTCGGTTTGACTTGTGATTGTAGTGACTTTTTCGGCTTCACTCATTTTTGGGGTTTCTAACTTGGTATTAATATTTATATTTATATTAAAATTGATTTAAATTGGATATGGTATATATTCATGTCTAATCATACGGTATTCACATTTCAATTTAAATACTTCAAAACTTCAAATTTCTTAAATGACATCACATACATCGAATACAACGGCTACTACGTCAAACATAATCGACAGTGTAGTAAAAGAAGTTGGCGCGATCATGTCGACGCGTCTTTCGCGCGTATGCGCAGACTATGCTTTGTACAAGGAATCGCACGATGCAATACTCGCCATTCCGGCAGTTCAACGCGCGATTCGAGATGGATCTGGGGCGCGTTTTAAACAAGAACCTCAAGAAGAAGCATCCAGTCAAGAACTAGCTCATATACAGTCGCAGTTAACGCAATGTTTTCAAGTGATTGAGAATCTTCAAGCCGAACTTCAAATGGTTAAACTCGAGAACGATGCGTTACGACTTCAACTTGAGCACGAGCCGCAAACGGAAACACGCATTGAAACTTCTCCTTCTGATTCTGAAAATATCACACTCATCATCGAAGACCTCTCAGACGATTGTGAGGAAGAAAAAGAACAAGAGGAAGATGAAGAAGAAGAACAAGAAGAACAAGAAGAACAAGAGGAACAAGAGGAACAAGAACAGGAAGTTCAAGTTCAAAATGAAGAAGAAGCGGAACAAGAAGAAGATGAAGAAGAAGAGGATCAGGACACTGTATACGAAGAAGAAGAAGAACTAGAACAGGAAGAAGACGAGGAAGCGGCGGAAGAACAACCCGTTCAACCTGAAGAGGCTGAAGAAGAAGAGGAAGAAGAACCAGATCAGGAAGAGGAAGATGAAGAGGAACAGGTAGAAGTAGTTGAGGTTGAAATTAAGGGGAAAATGTACTTTACCACAAACGAGACATCGGGCGTCATTTACGATTGTCTTGCTGATGGAGATGTCGGAGATGAAATTGGAAAGTTTGTCAAGGGAAAACCGGTATTCAATACAAAAAAATGAATAAGTAAACCAAAATAATATCAAAAAAAATACAAAAATACTAAAATAATCAAAAAAATAAAAGGCATATACGTTTTATTTTTTACTCTAATTTGATGCTAACTTGCTTTTAATAGCGGATATTTGGCTTTATTTTTTATAAACGAAGACGACGATGATGGGCCGGCAGATGAAGACGAAGATCCAGAACTTATCGACGACGACATTGCTGCAGGCTTTCCATTGACCAGAAATTCATTGTTATCGTCATATAATTCGGGTAACGAATGAGTGAGTGGTTTATTTACCACATATAATAAATGATCACTTTTAAGAAGTTTACGATATTCTTCAACTGATAAATTGCCGTAATATTTATTAAGCACGTATCTGGGGTCAGGGGCGGGTTTTATAGGTCGATCCGTATTGTTACATATATCGTTATACATTCCATTCAACATTTGCAATCGTTCGAACTTTACGGATGAATCAAGTGGTTCGCGAATAAGGTATGCTGCAGCACATTCTGGAGAACAAAAACACCCGTATACGGTATATGAGTCAGTTACTTTATTATAAAGTTTGGGAATGTGTATGACTGGTGTAGTAAATTTACATGTATCCCAGAAACATGCAGATTGCTGAACTGCATTGAAAATTGCATTGTCATTATGCAACGTCACTTTAAGTTTGTTTATTTTTTTCCATATATCTTTCATCGAGTCTCCGTTGGTTACCGTCATAGTATCACCCAACTGAAGATTTGAATCTGCATGACCATGACCATGACCATGACCATGGTTATTATGATTATGAGAAAATAATGCCGATGATACACTCTTGTGAATAATGGGTTTGTCCTTGTCCTTGTCCTTGTCCTTGTCTTTGTCCTTATCATTACCTTGGTTATCATGAACAGTACTGTTGTTGTCGATATTATTATCAATGTCATTATTGTCGTTCTCATGATGACTGTCAATTACAGTTCCGTGATGATTATCCGTATCCGTATTAACATGATTGGATTTGGCGCTACTACTATTGAATTCGCCAGCCGTTTCACTTATATCATTTGAGTCAGTGTAGGACTGTACCATTTCTACCGTAGGTTCATATTTAAAAATAGATATTGAATTTGAATGCATGTCATCGAATCCGCATTTAAGGTGTAGAATTACATTTGTCGAAACAATACTTGTTCCGCTTGATTTATCCGCTGTTGTACCATCGCTACTAGAATTAGAATTTGACAATGGATCACTTGCTGAAATTATTTTTCCACCCTTGGGTTTACGACCTCGTTTTTTAAGGACTTGTCCCGATACAGACATTCCTTGTTCTTTTTTTTCATAAGCGGATTGTTTTAGTTTTAGTTTTTTAGGCTCTTTTGGTTTTTTCGGTTCTTTTGGCTTTTTCGGTTCTTTTGGCTTTTTCGGTTCCTTTGGCTTTTTCGGTTCTTTTGGCTTTTTCGGTTCCTTGGGTTGTTTCGGTTCCTTGGGTTGTTTCGGTTCCTTGGGTTGTTTCGGTTCCTTGGGTTGTTTCGGTTCCTTTGGCTGTTTCGGTTCCTTGGGTTGTTTCGGTTCCTTTGGCTGTTTCGGTTCCTTTGGCTGTTTCGGTTCCTTTGGCTGTTTCGGTTCCTTGGGCTGTTTCGGTTCCTTGGGTTGTTTGGGTTCTTTGGGCTGCTTCGGTTCTTTGGGCTGCTTCGGCTGTTTGGGTTCCTTGGGTTGTTTGGGCTCTTTTGGCTGTTTGGGTTGTTTAGTCTGGATATCTGACTGCATCTGAAATTTTAAATCTGAAATATAAAAAATTAAAACAATTCGTATTTTTTACATTTCAGTTAGCATTTTAATTTAAGTTGTTTTAATAAAGTATTTAGCGGAGGGGGCGACAAGCACCCCCTCAAACCCCTCTGCGCATGGGCGCTCGTCGCCCCCCCCCTGTGATAGGGCGAGGTTAATTAAAATATAAAAAAAAGTTTAACGTCTTGTGACGCATGCTACCCCTTGCATGTTGATCCGGATCCGTTACGGTGGACGGTGAGTTTTCTTCCCACGCGGCTCCGTTTAACGTCCAGCTTGACGTACTTACCTCCTCATTCTTGGAATTCTTGGAACTGAACCTTCATCATCCTGGCATCGTTGCGTCGCAGGTCGTCACGCTGAATCCAGTAATCACTGCGCCGCTCCTTGCGCGCGACAGGTTCTTCGGCTTCAGGATCAGAGTCGACTTCAGGCTCTTCGGCGCGTCGATCAGCTCGCGTTTTGGCCTTCTTGACCTGTTCGAACCCTGCGGCGGGTGCGGCCGGACTGATGGTGGCGGCAGTTGCAGCTGTGAGATTGTTGCGGTTGTTGGTGTTGATGAGGTGTCCTGTGGTTGAGAATTGGATGCGTTTTGATTTTGTCGAAGTTGTTGTCTTTGAAGTTGAAGTCATTGAATTCTTTGAGGCCGTGATTGGAACTGGCATGTCGAAGCTTTCTTCGCGGTCGTCGGGAAGGTCACGGTGTTCGTGAGCTCCGCCTTCACGTTGGATGTGGGCGGCGGTGAATTGGTTCCAGGCAAGTTGGGCAGATGTCATTGTCGTCATTTCGGTTGTTCGTTGTTTGATTGTTGAGTCACTGCTTTACATATTATTCCAAATTCTAAAAACATTTCAATTTTTTTTCATCTTTATAATGAATATAAACAATAAGTAACAATGTATAAAAATAAAAAAATGTTCGTTTAAACCGCTAACGAACTTGTTTGTGCATATGTATTGTGTAATGTGCTTATTCCATGCCTAGGGAATACTTACTGTTCATGTCGGCTTTGAACGCGGCAAATGAATCTTGGGTCATGTATTTCGACGCGTCTCGAATGATCGAAACAACTTCCTCGGGCAGAAACGCCTGGCGGGGTTTGGATTTCGGTACGCTGGGTTTTTTTGCAAGTTCAGCACCAGTGCCCTGAGTAACGGTAACACGTACTTCGGGCATGTCACTGTATAGACCATCGCATGACGCAAGGTGCATGGATGTATACTTTCGTTGAACTGGTGCTGGTGCTGCTGCTGCTGCCGCGCATCCTCCTCCTGTTACTTGTGCCGCCACCGATGCTACTGGCGCCACCGATGCTACCGATGATAATGTCAATGGGACCAATGATATTGGCACGGATACTGGCGCTGGCGCTGCCGCTGCCGCTGCCGCTGGTGCTGGCGCTGGCGCTGGTGCTGGTACTGCCGCTAGCACTGTTCTCTTTTTTCGTTGTTCTTTCAATTCTTTTTCGCGAGCCTTTCTTTCCGACGCCTTCTCGTCTTCGATGCTCTTTTTTTCATTCAGGTACTCCTGATATATGCCCGGAAGGTTTACGCAGTCATCTTTGATTGACACTTTGGTAGTTGCCGGAGTCGGCTGGTCCAGAAATGATCCAGTATCGCCGGCAAACGCGTCGATGAACACGATTTCTCCGTTTTGGTACCCGTGAAGGTTCTTTCGCTTGTCCATCAGCGTCTTCGCTCGAGATTCAATAAGCCGACCGTCGTTGCTTATATGAACTCGCTGGCATTCAAGGGCTCGCCTGCCAAATGTCGGAAATGCCTGTCTCAACTCATCGTTGTCTTTTGCCAAGAAGTACTCTGTCGCTCTGAACTGGATGCTTTTCCATTCCAACGTTTTGTCAAACATGATTTGGCAAGACGCAGGAGAAGTTTCCGAAAGTTCGCGAAGCATCTGTTCGAATGTCTTCCAGTTGTTCTCTCTGGAGCTTTCACGGATGACCTGGCTCCCCTTCTTCACCGTAAGAATGAGTTCGGTCGTTTGAAGCACTTCCTCGCTGTACTTCGTTGTCAGACGCTCTTTCATTTTGTTGAAGAGAATTGCCGGATCTTCGCTGTACGTCTTGGCGAGTTCTCCGAAGATCGACATTTTGAAATTGAGCTGTATCCCAAATCCGATACCGCGATTTGAGTCGGTAACCGGAACCTCAGTCATCGAATCTTGCATCTTCTGAGTCGTGCTCCACGGCTGACAAAGACGACTCATTACAGTCGGATTGTTGCAAAGTCTGAAATCAATCGTCCATTGCGCCGTCTTGTAGTCTGGCATAAACGCCGTCATTGCGCGGAAACGACCCCATGCGTAATGATGAAACGTGCCTGACGACTGGGTACTTCCGAATTTGAGAAACCGGGAAAGGTCCGAAACCCTTTCAATGCCAACACCGTCGTCAGTGTGAGTGAATGTGCACATACCTGATTCTGTTCCGGAACCAGAACCGGAAATGTCAAATGTGATTTCGACCTTTTTTGCCTTACCTTTTCCCGTGGAGTTGTCCGTAAATTCCGTAGCACAAAGAATGGGTGCTGGAAAGTCTTCCGTGTAAACCACCTTCTCGCCCGCATTTGCGCGCCACTGTCCGTGGATATCTTCGTCATAATTTCTTCTAAAAGCGTCCATTATTGTATTGTTCTTGTTGTTGTGTTGTTGTTGTTGTTGTTGTTGTTGTCTTTGGAGTCACTACTATCAACCTATTTGTGAATGTGAAATACAATTCAATTTTTTTTCATAATAATAGCATATTTACAAATCCTATTTATTTAAAAAATGATTTAAATACTTCTATAGGATATTAGATGGTGATAGCACATAATCACTAGTTATTATTATTGTTTGTTTGCTCGATTAGCTCAGTCGGTAGAGCGCGGTCCTTATGAGGCCGAGGTCACGGGTTCAAGCCCCGTATCGAGCATTTATTTTATAGCTACGTCCTTACGTCATCGTTAGTGTAACTATAACATTTTTTGGAAAGGATATACCCACAGCAAAAACACGCAGTCACGCTGCCAACTGCGCCAAAAACAATTTGAATTGCCAAATTCATTTTATTTATACTATTACTAATATGAAAAAAATTGATTTATTTTTTCAATTACTGTTTCCTGGCATAAGTAGTGCTTACACAACCCAACAATACGAGTTATAAGAATGACATCATCTACTGAAGAAGAAAGGCTGATCCAGCGCATCAAAGACGCCACGCGAATGGAAGACAAGCAAGCTGCACTTGTTGTGCTTCGAGCGTTCAGAGAACGACGCGAGTACATCAAGAAGTTTGGAAGTGAAGAAGCCGCCGATGCGGCAATTGAAGCCAGGAACGCAAAGCTGGCTGCCGACAAGATCCGTGCACGCGAACTTGAACTTGCGGCATGCGGTGATCGTCGCGCTCTGCATTTGCAAGTTCAGCCACTGGAGCAAGATCACCGAACCAGTCAGTTTGCCTAACTAGGCTCTAAGTAAGTATAAGCTCCAGGTAAGTATCCCCCCATCCCTCCCTTTTTTTATTTTTTTTCAATAAAAAATAAAAATAAAAATATTTGATTCTTTTCCTTTTTTATTTTTACTTACTCGAGCGCGGCTGGGGGTGTATTATGCTTCGTTCGTTCATCGCTGAGTTCATTGTAACATTTTCGACACACGGGAATATAGTTTGAGCATCCGATGAGTTTCTGTTCAGTTTCATTCGTGATCCGGAAACTGAAGACTCCACGCGTTCCATCGCGACAACGGCTGCAAAGTGATGTGAGTTTTTCAATTTTGTCGCAAAACGGAATCAGTTCGTGTATTGAACCCATAGGCGCGCGCATAAAATCGCCGTCCAAACCGCATATGTAAACGCGCTTGTTGTCAACGTCTACCCATTTTCGAACGTATTCAACCAAGTCCGGAAAGAACTGCCCCTCATTTACCAAAACCACGGCAGCATTTCGAATCGCGTATCCGTCGGCCGGGTCTACGACCATATCCTTGATTTGAGTCCCGCGAATACACGGAATCATGGCACGGTCGTGCGTTGACATCATCGTATCCGAATACCGCGTATCTTCCATATAATTAATTGCAACCACAGGAATGCTGCAAAACAGACACTGTTTGTGTACTTCCAGTAACTTTGACGTTTTTCCCGAAAACATCGGACCAAGAATCAGTTCAAGGTATCCACCATTACCATTCAAATGGGTTGCCCGAGGGCGTCTGCTTTCTGGAGTTTGAAGTTCTTCTGCGGCGGCCATCTCTTCTGATTATGAATGAATGAATGAATGTTGTTTATAAATGTAACAATGTAACTTATACTTTTACCTACACTTTATCCATACAAATAAAACGCAACAATTTTATTTGTATTTTTTTTAGAAATTAAATATGAAAATAAATACTTGAACGTATATGATATGATTACCAATAATAATAAATATGAATATAAATATGGATATGAATATCGCTGCAATCGCTGCCGCCGTTCAGTCGTCAACTCCATGGGTTGAAAAATACCGGCCCAAAACGTTTGATAATATCGTTCTCGACGAAACAAATAAAACAATTCTTGAAAATATCATTGAAAAGGGATACTTTCCGAACTTGTTACTTTACGGCCCTCCGGGAACCGGAAAAACAACGACAGTTATAAACCTGGTCAGCGCGTTTCAGAATAAGTATACCGTAACTGCAACAGATGCACATGCTGGATCAAATTCTAATTCTAATTCCAATTCTTATCCGATTCTGGGTCTGGGAACCGTGATTCATTTAAACGCATCCGATGAACGCGGAATTGATGTCATTCGAAATCAAATAAGTACGTTTGTAAATACTAAAAGTTTATTTGGACGAGGTGAACAGTTAAAGTTTATCATTCTCGATGAAGTTGACTACATGACCAAAAATGCTCAAATGGCGCTTCGGTATTTGATTAATAATTATACGCTTTGTAACGTGAAATTTTGCCTGATATGCAACTACGTGAGTAAAATCGACGAATCTCTCCAATCCGAGTTTGTCAAAATGCGGTTCAACCAACTGCCCGAACCGCGCATTATCGAGTTTTTGGATCAAATCAACGTGAATGAAAAATTAAAACTGTCGATTGATACATTGCGTAATATACAAACCCAGTTTGGATCCGACATTCGCGGAATGATCAATTACATGCAATCGAATCAAATCGTATCCAAGTGTAAAATCATTCACCGCAATACCTGGAACGATGTAATTGCCTTAGATACTGCTGCAAATATCTCGTCGAGACTTAACCGTATCAGTCGCGATTATTGTATTGAGAAAAAAAGCATGATGGTCCAGTTTTTGAATCATATTATTCGCACACAACTCACCGAACTCACGCCTGAATTTTTAACTCACGTTGAACATGTAATTCATAACCAAGAGTGCAATTCAAAACATATCGTCGAATATATAAGTCTGGCGATTATGAAATGGAAAAAAGGTAAGGCGACGAAACTATAAACTATAAATGATTTATTGATTTATTTTTTATTTTTATATTTGTGGGTTCGCCTTTTTTTTATTTTTAATTTATTTACTTTACGACTTGACTTGAAATATTTTTTCCGTTTCGTATACCGTCGTTTTTTATTACTACTGACACTTTTTCTTTTTATTTTTGCATTTCGTTTACTACCGCCACCCAATTCCCAAGGATCATCATCGGATTGCTCTGCTGCATTTCGTTTACTATCTATATCTGTTTCCCAAACATATACATCTCCTACCTTTCGTTTACTACCTATACTACCTATACTACCTATACTACCTATACTATCATCTATAATATCTGTTTCCCAAAAATATGGTTGCTGTTGCTGTTGCTGTTGCTGTTGCTGTTGCTGTTGCTGTTGCTGTTGCTGTTGCTGTTGCTGTTGCTGTTGCTGTTGCTGTTGCTGTTGCTGTTGCAATAGCATGATCTCATGTCTGCGTTGCTCAATCTGTCTCTGTCGTAGAAGTTGCATTACGAGATCCAGCGGATTTGACGGAACTGCATCACCATCTACATCGTCGAGATCATCCTCAAATCCTCGACATGTTGCTAGCAGAATTGCAGTACTATCAGTTGGAAACTCGCCATGGTTTTTCATCAACTCGTCGACTAGGTCACGATATGTCACTATACCGCCCTCACGGGTTAACCAACTATATTTTGTAATACTATATTTTTTCAGGTTTGGATCATACTGAACCATATCTTTTACTACTTTCCCTGACTGGTCATATTGAAGCGGATCCTTAAACAACATTTTGGTAATATTTTTAGTACCAAATAGATTCTCTTCATCCGCACCGATTAAATCGCATACCCATACTCCATCTATATTTCCAATTGGATATTTTCCCGGGCCTGATTCAAGTCGAACTCCTGGACAAAATAGTTCTATATTTTGAAAACTGTCTTTGGGAAGTTTTGGTTTGATTGGCGTTTTTTCTGCAAAGAGTGCAAGTTTCCCATCTCCATTATCAACCACATCACCTTTTAGAACTCGGACTAATTCTGCAACTGATATTCCGTCTTTGAATATTTCATTGTCGTAGGGATTAATATGGCCGGTCACTATCTCACAAATCTGCTTAGCTTGATTAGTTAAATTTCCACATACAGTTGTCTCTGTTCCAAGATGCGCTGTTAATAATGTAGGATAAACAACGTCTACACTATTCGCGGGATCATGTGGATTTGTTCTTGTAGTTTTTGTAACACCATGGCATTCTACAATGACTAATTTTTTTATAAGTGTTTCTTCAAGTCGATCGCAGAATCCACCGCTCATTTTAAATATATACTTATACTTATACTAAATAATATAAAAAAATACAGTCCTTGATAGCTCACCTTCTTTATATTTTTATTTTATTTTATTTTTATGTATACGATTCCAGTATAAATTTCGCATTGTCTTCCGATTGTTGCTTTAGCAATTCAAGTGCGTCCAGTTGCAGTTGAAGCGCGCAAAGCCGTTCCAACGTTTTCGTTTGTACATGCATCGGCGGAATCGTGACACGGTATGACATGATTGTTTGCGAATTGAACGCGGGATACGAACTTCCGGTACTATGCATATCCAGGTACCGTACGCATGCATCAGTTGTAAGCGTGTAATACAAGTATTTCGACATTACTTGGGTCGCGTCCTTGGTTCGAATCACGACGAATCCGGTCGATCCGACCATATGTTCTGCCGCGGTTTCGATAAATGCATAACTTCTAGACAGCGGGCGAACGCTTCCCCATATGATATCCCCGTCCTGTATCTTGCGTTGCGCTCTGGCCGGTTTTTCTGAAATGGGGATACTCTGAACCGCGGATATTTTACCCTCTTTTACCGAGCCCAAGTCGACATAGTTGATTGTTTCGTAGTCCGTGTCAGCCCGCGTAAGGTTTTCGGGATTGTCTTCGGCCAACTCAGATAGCAAGTACTCGGTACATTCAGGTCCGTGCATGGACGCGCTAATAACCGCACCCATTTGAAGTTTAATATGCGCGATCATCTGATCCGATCGCCGTATCAATCGATTCGCTTCAACAATCGGTTCAAGGAATTCACCGGCAGGGTTTGCCAGAATAAGGTCCATACCTTTATCCGTCATCTTCAGCGTTTCCGTCATTGAGATAGTTGTTTCTTCGGGTGTTGTAATATAGATGCGATCGAGTGTTGTGACAATTTCATTCTGTACATGCAACGGCGGTACAACAACTGAAATGTCTTTGATGTCGTCCCATTTACAGTGAGGAATCGTGCTTCCGACCACGGTCGTAGTTGACTTTGTCAGTTTGAGATAATAGTACAAGTATTTGGTAACTACAAGTACATCATCATTTCGCGGCGTTAATGTGAGACAGTCACCCGCCCAGTATTTTTTATTGTGGTAGCATACGAAACCCGCAGACCCGCTCTTGCTTATACTGATCGTCTCCCCCTCGCGGTTGAACGCGGTTGTTTTTCCGTTATACGTCATACCACCGCCCATGACATCGTATTCGCCGTCGTCCGTTTTCTCCGCCGATGCAAGTGTCTTTCCATTAGCGTAGTTTGAAATCTCGGACAACGGGTATTGCGGAAACCCGGTATTCGGAACCAGCGCCTTTTTCTCCTGGTAGTAGTTCATATTGAACGAGAAGTCGTCATTCAGGCGTTCGGTTGGTACGGAAAGAACCATCGTTTCCTGTATGTCGCCCGTGGTCGCGTCTTTAACAACGTCCCAAAACTCGACTGCGGTAGTTGACTTGCCCGTATTTTCAAAGAACAGGATAGACGGCTGAATGCTCGTGTTTGTAAAGAACTGCCCTTTCATTTTTATAATCCGTTTCAATTCGAAATGATCGAGCAAATACTTTCGAGTATCCCGGTGACCGCGCGCGACATTGAAGAGAATTCCGTCGGGTACAACCACCGCGCATCGCCCGCCGGGTTTTAGCGACACCATCATGAGCTGGAGAAACAGCGGCTCGGATTTCGTAGTTCGAATTTTCAAATCTTTGACTCGTTCGCAACAATCGGCGTGGACCAGCTGTTTCACTCCAAACGGCATATTTGCCAGAATAATTTTGTATCCGCTTTGCGGCAAATCATTGTAAAGCGAATCGTGTGTTAATAAATTTTGAGCTCGGTATCCGCCCGTTTCCATGAACAAATTAGCTCTTGCAATTCCGGCGACTTTGGGATCGGTGTCGCACCCGTGAATTTCTTTGCATTGTATTTTCCAGTCAACCGGTTTGTCTGGATGCGCTCGACGGTAGTATTTGATAAACGTGGTAAGGAATCCGCCGGTACCCATAGTTGGATCGCAAATGGATTCAGGGATCCCGGCTTCTTCAAACCCGGGCTTGCACAGATCTACGAGGTACTCGCAAATTGCTCGGTGAGTGAAATACTGTCCCAAATCCCTCGATCCGGAGCCTGATGCGCCCGTTCCCAGGTGTTGCTCGTATACCCAGCCCAGTAAATCGATATGGTCGTCGATGATGCGAACGTCGATGCGGTGCATGATCTCCATAATTTCCTTGTGTTTCATGGGACTTTTAATATCGAATGAAAACTTTTCGGTTCCGAAGAGCCGGTCGAAATGTGCAATCAGACAGTCTTCCTCTTTATGGTAGAACAAATCGAATGCAAATTGTACGCCGCCCTCTTGCGTTTGTGAAACGTGTATCAGATTTTCCCACGCGAATTGCTCCGGAACTCCGAGACTTTGTGCTTTTTCAATATCAACGTACCTTGCCAGAACGTACAAGCAAATGTGTCGCATTGATTCCATTCCTGTAATGGCTACTCCAGGTCCTCTCAGAATATCTCGAATGCGAACAATTGAAGACTTGAATGTCCTGATATCAGTAGTCATTATTATATTCGTTCTTTGGTTATGTTGTTGTATAGTTGTATACGTATAATTTATGAATAGTTTCAATTTTATGTATATATACACATTTTATTTTAAGTGAATTAGAATGTATATTATTTTATAATTTTAAATGAAAAATTTAAAAACACGCCTTATTATTTTAAAATTATTATGCCTCTATTTATCTATGCCTCTATTTACCTACGTGATCTCTTCGATTCGACGAATGTGTTGAAATTCGTATCATTGGGTCCAAAGTAGCCGTCGCTGATGTGTTGAATGGATGGATAAGCTGACGGCCATACAAGCCCCGTGCGCCATGATTCGTATTTTTGGGAAGTCGTCAAATCGAGTGATTTTAAAATACTTATAAACTCCGACTTTTGCATGCAGGAAGCATTTGGATGCAAGAACGCGTAAACGGTTTCATTTGAATGGCACGGAAGGTCGCACGGAAGTGAAATGCGCGTTTCGGTTTTTCGGTGTTCCGCGTATTCGAAACTGGAATCGATTCCTTTGTCGACACAGTACTCGCGAACCCCCTTGTTTCCAGATACATATTCCTTTCGCAAATACATGCACTGCATGCGTTCAACCGTTTCTTCGATCGAAAACTCTTTTCTGTCACCGTCAAATTCCAAGAACTGTGAAACAAACTCCTGAAGCTGTTGTTTCTTTGTCTTCTTATTATCCGCATCCGACGTTGAAGACAGTATCAGAAAACTAGCCATCTCAAGAAGGATACCGTCCATAACATCTTCGGACGTTTCTTCCTCACCTTCACTGCGCGTCTTTACTATAACGCACCATCCCTCTTTATTCGCATACGCATAGTCCCTTCGAAGTGCGCGTCCCATAATTTGTACGAATACATTTGTAGCAATTGTTGAATTGAAGAGGACCATCGTCATTTCAATTCCTTTGATATCTGACCCTTGGCGGTAACGCTGGCATGCAAATAGTATACGCAATGAACCATCTGCTTCATCTTTGATGAATTCGCTATCCGGATGTGCACCTTCAATGGGAACGACTTCTGAGTCATTCGTCGCAGTTACAGACGCAACACTACTAGTGTCTTTTACTGCCATATAAATCGTGGCGGATTCAAATCCAGGTCCAGATCCAGATCCGGGTCCATTGAAATACTGAACCGCGCAACGAACCGCGGCTTGTACGTCTGCGATTGTATCCAAATATACGATAACTTTCCCGTACATCCATTTCCCCTGTTCCCGTTTTTTCGCAACGCTTTGGGCAACAATTACGATAAAGTCTTGAATGCGTGTAGCAGAATCCACAATTTTTGCAATGATCTTGGGCTGCGCGATCCAGCCTTCTTTGACCGCTTCGTCCATTTCACATTGGTGTAAAACTTCCAGCGGATTTCCAAACAGCTGGTGAAGTCGGGTATGTTGTTCGGAGTTGCACGTTTTGGGCGTAGCGGACGTTCCGGTAAAGTATGTAAACTTGGGAATCCATTCAACCAGCAGTCCGAAGAATTGCATGCCGGTGCTTTGATGCACCTCGTCGTAGTGACAATGGTCAATGTCCGGAAGCATTTCCCATTTTCGTCGATCGGTAAGGGATGCGTGCGTTGTTATAATCAAACAATGTCTGTCGCGCGGATACTCCTGCAACGCATCCACAAATTGAGCGTCGTGGCCTGAAATGATCGTAATTCCCCATTTTTCTAGTCGTTTGATGGAGTCCATGACTGTATTCAAAATATCATTTTGCGGGGCAATCAGCAACCCTCTCCAGATCTTCCCTTCAGATGACCGCCGCGAGAATGAAATGAAGAGCAGTGATAACATCCCAATTGTTTTTCCTACCGCGGTAGGCCATTGTACGATTCCCGTATACTTTTCATTTTCAGCCGTTTTTTTCAAGAATGCGCAAAACAGCTCGCTCTGAATCCTGCGCGGAAGCATGGCGCCCGGTGGTAACATATGGCTGAAATATTCGGTAATTAAATCTTTTTTGTCTGGAACCGAACCAAGAACAGGAAGAGGAAGCGGTTCTTGGTCTTGTTGTGCTTGTTCTTCTTCTTGTTTCTGTATGAGCCGTTTTTCACGTTTCACGGACTCTTTTGAGTATTGCAAATCTTTCACATCGTTCAAAGTGCATTCTTTGGAAAATGACGCATGGGTCCGGATAAATTCATCAACGGGGTCGGGCGAATCAAGTTCAAACCATTCGCGGCGCCGGCGGAGTGGGCCAAAATGCTTATGCAACTTACCTTCAAGTTCCCGCAACTCTTCAACCCCAGATACACAGACATGGTACAGCTTTTCAAAATACAATTCATCCAAATCGCAACAACTTGTCAAATACGTATTCATCCGATGATGCGGCAAAGTCGTTAGGCCAATCTTTCGACGAGAAATCTTGCACTTATGCGGCGACGTTAAAATATAAATATATCCATCAATTCCATCAACAGTGGGTTGCATTTGATTTATTTGTTCGTTCGGTAGCGTCGGGTTATGTTTTTATTTTTATTGCATTGACTGAAATTTTATTTGACTGTCAATTTTTATTTTTTTATTTTATTTTCATTTCATTTCATTTTATTTAAGTTTAAATTAATATAATTTAAAATTGAACTTAAAGACCGACGTGAATATGTAATGTAGCTATACAAGTATATCTTTTATCTTACTTACTTACATTACTTAATTCGATGGCGGACCTTGATGACGACTGGGAAACATTCAAGCGAAATATAAAATTCGGAGACGATGTAGAATCTTCGGCTGATTCATTGTCTTCATTGCCTTCATTCACGCAGTCGTGCTTGCATATTTCTGATTCATTAGATTCTAGAGATAGCACTGGTACTCCAAAATGCAGCGACATTTACATTTCAACAACGACAAAAATTGCCCATTTGGACCGGGAAATCGATATCAAAAAAGTATTTTGGGAAATTCCGGTAATACGGTACGTCGACCCGGTTGAAGGTGTCATCAAAAAACAAATCAAATTTTCAACAACCGATCGCGCAGACTACGACGAAGTCATGGCTCGTATCGCAAATGAACGTTACTGCGACAATCAGGAAATAGAACATATCGATAATCCAGAGGGACGAATCAAATTCAAAGACCAACGCAAAATAAGTGTTGGTATTTCAAAAAAAGACATTTTATGCTACCGAAGTAAAAAAAAGCGCGCATTCTTCAACTGTTTCGTCATGATCATTCGAATACTATCATGCGATGAAAAGAGCGCTGCCGCCGCAGGCGCTGATGTCAAAGAAAGTTCATGTGTTTCACACCTTCCCGAATTCAAAGAAATGCATGTAAAAATATTTAATACGGGAAAATTGGAAATTCCCGGTATACAGAACATTCAAACGCTCAATTACGTTCTCGAAGTGGTTACCCGCATACTGCGACCGGCAGTATCTCCGGATCTTTCCTATTTGCAAGGCGAGTGCGATACCGTTCTCATCAATTCGAATTTCAACTGCGGGTTTTACATTGACCGCGATAAGTTACACGAACTTCTGAAATACAAGTATCGAATCAACAGTAACTACGACTCGTGTTCCTATCCCGGCATTCAGTCCAAGTTTTATTACGTCTACGGTCGAGAAGTTCAAAATGGCCAACAGCCGCATTATACCAAAACCGAAACCAAACCGGATTTCTGCGAGATTTCGTTCATGATCTTTCGAACGGGTAGCGTACTTATTGTCGGGAAATGCTCGGAAGAAATTTTGTACGTCATTTACAATTTCCTCAAGACGTTATTGGAAGAAGAACATGAACAGATCGTTAATCGAGACCACGATGGGTGCGACAATAATAATTTAATTCCGGGTTCAGGGTCGTTAAAAAAACAACCGAACTCGAAAATTCAGCGACGTATTATAACATGCTCCGAAACCCATTCGACCAGCGATTTGCTATAAATTATATCTAGTATATATTAATGGTTATCAGGATTATGAAATGAATACAATAAATATGCTAATGTTTTTTTTGATATTTTTTTTTATATGTTTATTGCTGTATTTTTTTTGTAGAGTTGAGTACAAGGTATTGACTGGAATAGTATGCATAGACAGAGATTCTGATTTGTCACAAAAGTTATACGATGCTTTAACTGCAAATGACGTAAGGGATATAATGGTAGTAACTAGAGAAACTGATGAAAATATAATTGAGTTTTGGAAAAATAAGGCAATGCTTGTTGTTACGGTTCCGCATTATGAAATTAATGAACGACATAATATGGATAAAATTGCCGAAAAACGACAATTGATAATTAATTATGCAAAAAAAAAATATGATGCCATATGGTTCATTGACTCAGATGTAATCCCAACGAAGGGCATTTTAAATGAACTTATAAAAACAAATAAAGATGTTTGTCTTGCTCCATACAGATTAAAGTGGTTTGGTGCTCCATGCATAGGAATAAGTTCAAACGAATATCCATATGTAAAACTACATGTAATAGATGACGAAGATAAAAAGGAATACAGAAAACCCTTTCTTATCGGAGGGTTTGCATGTACACTAATTAAAAAATCAACATTTGATGTTAAGGTAGAAAGTAAAGAAATATCGAATTCAAACTTCATGGTAGAAGGTGAAGACGTGGGGTTTTTTATAAATTGTTATAACGCTGGTTTAAAGTGTGAATACTTACCAAATAGCGAACAGCCGCATTATTATGATAGGTAACCCAAATAAAAATCAACAGTGCGTGCATACAAAAACTACCCGCCCATGATGTCCATGCGGATCATCTGTATTTGGATTGGGATAAATAATATCACTAACTGTCCGGCCATGAATATGGAATAACTGACTTTTTTTAACAAGTTCTCTCATTCGGTCCCATTCCCGCTTTCGTTCCAGGTCGTCGTAGATGGTAAGAAGAACGTGCGTGCAAATGTGTTGCGACAATCGTTTCATTCCTTCATCGACCGGCATATTTATAACAGATCGAATAAAATCGGTTTGCAATGTTAGCGGAATGTTGTTGTAATCGTCGAACACAGTGCATGAAACACTCAATAAGATCGTAACGGGTATATTATTGTTATTATTATTATTATTATTCTTAGTACTGTTAATGTTACTGTTACTGCTATTTCCAGGTCTAGAATGTGAAGGCATGATGGGACTGATTGCTTGATTGATTAACTAACTACTGAAATATCTAAAATAAGTTTATATGGTTTTAAGTAAACCTTATAAACTTATTTATACTCAAATGCCCGACCGATATCTTCCATCCAATCTTTTTCTGAACGATCAATGGTATCATTTCGGTGAATAACTGCATCTAGAATGCAATGCGGAACGTTCGTCTCCTTCATCTGCGCGCGAAGACTGCTGATATCTTTGGGAAAACATGTACCGCCAAACCCAAAATGTCCATCATGGCCCGGGACTGACGTATGACTTTTTGAAATTCGAGAATCGTCTGCTGCGACGGAAATCATAGCATCATAATCAATCCCGCGTTTCGTGCAAAAATTGAATATTTCATTACAAAATGATATTTTTGTAGCCAGGAACGTGTTTCGAAAATATTTCACTATTTCAGCTTCCTTGTTTCGCATGAATGAGATGCGATTGGATGCTATCTTTTTGTTATTGTAAGCAGCATTTATTATACCGGTCATTGTATCGACGAAGTCTCCTTTTTTTAGATCATCATCATGGTATCCAAAAATCCAGTTCTGGGTATTTTTGAAATCTCCGATTGCATTTTTCTCAGTGAGGAACTCTGGCATGAAATAGCATTTATATCGGTCAGAAGTTCCGACGGGAACGGTTGAACGAATCACTATGTATCCACTATATGCCAAATCCTTTAGTTGGGAAACGACATTGTCAACATATTTCATAGACGTTTTACCAAGACCGTTAATCGGCGTTGGTACCGAAACGAAAATCGCACAACATGACAATAAATCGCACATCTGAGTTCCCAGCGGAATGCATAACGTCGGATTTATATCATAACATGTAACTTCAACATCACTGCACTCCAATGTGACGGTTGCATTCCCGACGAATCCGTTTCCAACGATGCCAATTTTATAGGGCATAACTGTGTATTAGTAATTGATAAATTACTATGACTGTTGTCTTTATTATTTATTACTGAGATTATTATACGATTACAACCTTTTTGTGGTAAATTTTATACGCGGCCTACGTTTTGATTTTGATTTTATAGTTTTCTTTTTTTTATTGGCACGTTTGGAAGAATTACGTTTACGGTTATTACGTTTCGCACCGCCTTCCATGGCGCGATTATCAGGGTCAGTTATCCTTGTAGCTATATCTTGGAATATATTTTTTACACGTTCAGTTTCGATATCATGTTGATCACAGTCAATTATTTCGTGTAATGACAAGATTAATATAATCATGGGGCATAGGCCCGAGTGGTCGACGTTCCTGAAACATTGGACTAACTTCATTTTCATATATCGATTCGAAAATTGCAACGTCAATAATATTAGGAGCATTCGCATTCTGGTTGTAGAATATCTTCTGCTGGTCTTTTTCTACTCATCGTTTTTACTGTGTAAAATCTATACAATTAATAATATTATAAAATTTGTATAATTTTATAACATAAAATGACTAAATAATTAGGCGGGGACTTGGGAGAATCGAACTCCCGACCTCTTGCACCCAAAGCAAGCATCATACCCCTAGACCAAAGTCCCTTTTTAAGTTTTCCTTTTATTGGGTTTTGGGTTTTCAATTTTTTCTTTTTTTTTTGATTTTATTATATTTTTTTGTATTTTAAATTTTTATTATTTTAACGTTGAGTCAAGTTACTTAGCGGCAGCGACGGCGGCACCACCAGCGACGGACTTGGCAGCAGTCGAAAAGTGGGGGGACATGAAACGCTGCAAGTTGAAGTAGGTCAGCTCGTCACCGTCCTTGAGCTTGAGGAGCTTCTTCAACTTGGCATCAGGCAAGATGCGACGACCGTTGTCCTTGTCCTGCAACTTGTTGTCGCGAATGTAGGCGTTGATCTCGCGAGTAACCTCGGTCCTGGCCATTTCAGATCCGCTGCTCTTGCCAAGGAAGGCGGCAAGCTCGTTGGAAATCAGGGTAGGCTTCACGAAGCCGGATGGCTGGCGGTTGATGTTCTTGCGGCGCTTCTTCTCACTGGCCTTGCGCGCAGCACGGAGCTCACGCTCGACCTGGCGCTCAATGCCCCTCAGCTCAGAACGGAGAGCTGCGATTGCGGCAACCAGGGTCTGCAACTTGGTATGAGATCCGGCGAACAAGCTACCCTCCTGGGCGACTCCAGTGGCGGGAGCACTTGCAACGTTCTGCTGAGACGCATCAGCAGATGGGGTTCCAGAAACGGGAGCGACCTTGGCTGCCTTGACAACCTTGGGCTTGGCTACAGCAGCGACTGCATCGGCGGCGGGAGCAGCAGAAGCAGCGGCAGCGACCTTGGGGGTCTTGGGCTTCTGGGCAGGGGTAGCAGAAGAAGTAGTAGAAGAAGAGGCAGCGACGGGGGCTGGAGACGTAGAAGATTGTTTGGCCATTTTAATTGACGGATTTATGAGCTTGTTGGTTTGGTGTTTTATACTCTTAGTAGTAAGGTTTGTTTAAGTTATTTTGACACTTAATATATTATATTTATTCATCAACATTCTTTTGTTACGTTGATGCATGTGTAAATATTGTTGTTTAAAAATATAAAAAAAAGTAATAAAATCGAAAATCGAAAATCGAAAATCGAAAATCTAAAAATAAATTCAATTGTGATTTAATAATCATCATCTCTCGAAAAAACGGTCGTCGTAGAATCTTTTACGTAAACAGTATGTTCAAATTGTGCAGTAATGCTTCTAGGGTCAGTGCAGAGCGGCGGATAGCTAAGCAGTAAACCATTTTTTACAAGCAGTGATATGGGGATTCGATCACTTGGCTGCATATATCTCTCGCAAAATGGTAATGTTCGAAACCGGGTACGTATTTGAGAGAATACTCGCTGGACAGATTGAATTCGAAAGATAGGAATACGATTTCGAAGTTCTGCCGCAGAGTATTTTGCCAGTCCCGGGTCTAGCCTAAAAATGGTACTTTCCCCGTGCTCAACAACCTCAACTTCAACTTGTTTCGGAGTTGAAACACTTTTTTTATTCGGAAGTCTGGCACCAAATGTTTCAATTGCATACACGCCTTCTTTGAATCTCTCGTTTTTATCGTCCACTGCATTCTGAACTGACGGCAGTCTCATATTTCCGTGTATTATTTCATGTTTTATATCATGACCCGTCAAGTTGTAAATTGGATGTATGCCGTCATGTGATCGTATCAACTCTTCTATGGAAGCACTCCAGTCCGATATCCGAACATCTATTCCGATATTACGAATACCCAACTCAGTTGCATCTTTCATACAAGAAATGAGAGAATCGCAATCATCAACAGTAAATGAATGTGAATTATAATGTGTTCGATTTTGCAATCGATCCTCTCCACCATCAATGCGCGTTGTGAATGCGGAATCAACAATCCATCCATTGACTTCCGTTCCGAAATCCACCTTTACGATATCCGAATTTGAGAGAATAGCGTGGGTATCCTGCGAATGGGGATGGTAGTGCGCGGCACAGTCATTTACAGACAACCCCACTGGGAATCCGATACCGCCATTTATACTAGACCCATTTACTGTATCGATCGCAATACTCGCATACGCTTTCGTCTCCGTTTCAATAAAATTTGCAATATCAATTAACTTGGCTCCTGGAACAAGAATGTTAGAATCTCTCATTTTTCGACGAACATGTTTGTGAATATCTCCTGCGATTCGAAGCGATTCTTCAATCGGTACAGATGTTGTTGGCATTGTTTATATATATATATCATATATCATATATCATATATCATATATGACGTATCATTGATTTTAATTGGTTTAAATTTCAAATTCAATTAATCCAAGGTGATTACATTGCACACTACCCATAAACTGTCCAAATCTCCAAGTGAACCGGTTCCGATTCCAAGTGTTTTCGCAGTGGATCGAATACGTATCCATCGAATAAATGTGTCTCCAATCATACCACTTGGCGAAGCAAAAATAGAGTACGCAGCCGATACAATTGTATTCGGTACTTTCGTATTCGATGGTGAAACGTATTCGCTGAACTGGGAACTAAGCGCTTGCCACGTTTCATCCGGTACGGGGTTGGGAACGGTTACGGGATCGGGGTTCGATTCGATTGGACTGGCTTCCGTCAAGGCATACTGGATTTCATAGGTGTAACTTACTGTCAGGTCTCCGCCAGCGTAGTCGGGAGTAGTCCAGTTTAAAAAGAGCGACCCACTACCTCCGTTCACTTCTGAACTTTTTATCATTTGCGCGGTAACGTTTTCGGGAGGGTCGGGGCGGTACGGTCGTGTGTTATATTTATCGGTAATAAATACTTCGGGACCATATCCCAGCATATTATGGGCACTGAGTGCAAGATCAAATAATTCATTATTATTGAATTTTCCAAATGGAAGGTTGGCGGAACGGGCGCTACTCGAATACGTGATTATTTCTTCGTCCAGCGTCTCATTGCCGGACGGATCCGTATACCGGCTAGATATTACGCTTGGAACTGACGCGTTGCCCGAATTCACACCCACGCCGTTCCGGTTATAACTTGCAACCGTTGGGTAAATTACCGAGTTCGTCAGCGGAAATTCTCCCGTTGACATGATCATATTGACCACGCTGAATGTTCGTGTTCGTAGCCGGTACGTGGTTACGGGGTACCCACCATCTGATATCGGCGCATTCCAAAATATTGTGGACTGCTGTGCCCCGCGCTGGATTCGAAACAGGGCGGGAGGATCCGGGACACGACCCGGGGTTTGGCGCGTTTGGGCGTATTCTCCGATGGCGATGCCCATATCCGGTCCTCTTAAAATATGGTTCACTGCAGCGACCTGAAAATCGTACGGCAATCCGTTTATTAACGGCTGCCGTTCTTGAAATGGTGGAAAAAAGGGGTCCAGGCGATTATATACATTGACGGAAACGTCGCGTACCGCGTTTGTATAATTGTATTGAACTCCTTGATACGCGTTCCGTTCAAACAGCTGGTCTGGATTAGCATTTGAATAACGAGTATCTCTACCCGTTTCTGCTAGTGTGATTGAATACGCGTTGAGCGTACTATTTACGTCTAGTTTTTCTGCGGCATGTGGGGAAACGAACTGATGCCAGTAGAGATCATTATATGGCCGATACCGAACCACAAAATAATTTTTCAGACGATTGTTGTTGCCATCGAGGGGGTACGCGCCATTCAAAGGGTACCCATTGTTCAAACTAGCATCGTTCCACGTCCATGTTAACTTCGCGGTTTGGTCTGCAATTGTGGCACTTAAATCTAGGACGGGTTTAGCAAATGTGTTTGGAATCACGGTCGCATATATCTCGGCGGTTTGTTCGCGTTCGGGAATCCAGCGAATCCCGACATCGTTTTGAACCCCGATGCGAATGCTGTATGGGACATCGTTTTGAAGCGGCTCTTGAATAGGAATAGGCGGATTGGCAGACAAGTCGCCGTAATAGTCCACAACGAGGTTTCTCGAAAACGCGGGAGTGCTGCGCAACCCGGCCGGAATTTGACGCTGTGTTAACGGCAAAACGCGCTTTGTGAAATAAATATCGTTTGAACTTTTATAGTGAATAACGTAATTTTCGAGGTCGTATCCGCCATCGTACTGGGGCGGCGACCATTCTAAAAAAATACGACTATTGTTTCTAGCATTGATTGAGTAAACGAAATCTGTGCTAATATTTGCCGTAAATGGACCAGGAATATCTCCCGGCTTAACAACGACGGGGCCGTTATATTCTGCTACTCCAACATCATTCACGGCAGCAACCTGGAATTGGTAGTACGTTCCATTTAAGAGATTTGTAACTACTGAAGATGTTAATGCCCCTGAAATTTCAACTGGTGTCGTCCATGCCGAAGCCGGTTCTCGAATGGAACTAAGGATTGGGACTTTATTTACAACGTCGATTGTAATGGACCGGTATCGCAAAAGGTATTTCACGATGGGGTATCCACCATCAAATGGCTTTATCCAGTAAACGGTGGCAAGAGTAGACCCCCGACTGGCATAGACTTCAAATGTGCTTGAGTTGAGGGCTGCAGGAACCGTGCCTGGGAATGCAAATTTTAAATCGGAATATTGACCCATACCGAAACTGTTCACAGCTGCAATTCTGATCTGATATTTTCCACCCTTTGTTAGTTGTGTGATGAGGTAACTTATCCGACCCGTAACGGGATCAAATGCAGATGGCGTGTTCGCCAGGATCAATTCCTTGGTGATATATTCAATGTAGTTGGTGAGAGAATATTGAATACGGTAACTCGTAATTGCGTATCCTCCGTCACTTGGGGGATACCATTTGACGAGAATGTTAATATTTCCATCGCCGTCAATAACATTAGCCTCGTCTATATTTACCAAACTTGGGGTTGGAATAATGGTTAATGTCGCCGTTACCCTACCTTCGGCATAATTTGTAGTTGCTTCTTGGATCGCTGTTAGTGTAATGGTACCGACTTGTAAAATAGTTACAGTAGATCCAAAAACAGAAGCTATAACTGGATCGGAACTTTCATACGAAAATGCGCCTGTGCTATTTGAGGTTGGTTTTATTAAGGTAAACGTGCCGCCACTTAAAAAGGGTCGAGTTCCAGCAATGAATCCAGTTATAGTTGGAGCTGGGGTTATATAACATGATGCGCTGTATGTAAATAAATTTTCACCTCCCATATATCCATGATTATAGCAATAAATGCTCACGGTATTAAAATTACCATTCACTTGAACGGTTATGTTTCCGTAATAAAAATCATAAGAAACTCCATTGACTGATTTTGTTAGTTTTTTAGTAGCATCTCCAGTATACGTAATATTATTTTGTCTCCCGGCATTCAATAAAGCCATGGGATGATCTTCTTGTATATTTTGTAAAATATAGGTACCAATTCCTAATCCATATGTTATCGTCGAGTCGTACGATGTCGCATTATTAAGTACATATTTATTTTCACCAGATGATGCGATTATATTTACGATAGTTGGATTTGTTAAACACACCAGCGTTGCAGTGTTAATGGTGAATAACGCCGTTATATTACCGGCAGCATAATTTGTAGTTTCCGCCTGGGTTGCGGTAATTGTAACTGTACCTACTTGTAACATGGTTACAGTATTTCCTGATACTCTTGCGATATCCCGGTTCGAACTCTCATACGAAAACAACCCCGGACTATTTGATGTTGGTTGTGGGAGGGTAAACGTACTACCGTTTGAGTACGTCCGTGCATCAATGGTGAAATTGGTGATGGATGGTGCCGCCTTATTGATAGTGACCGATGCACTTGTAGAACCAGACGTATAATTTGTAGTTTCTTCCCTGGATGCGGTAATTGTAACGGACCCTGCTTGTAAAATAGTTACAGTGTTTCCAGATATAGAAGCTACGTTTCGATCAGAACTTTCGTACGAAAATGCTCCTGGGTTATTTGATGATGGGTCTATTATAGTAAAACTGCCATCTACTGAATACGTCTGATTTGCAATACTGAAATTACTGAGGGTTAGCGCCGCTTTATTAATAGTCAATGGCGTGGTTATACTACCAGAAGTATAGTTGGTAGTTGCCGATTGAATTGCTCTGATTGTAACGTCGCCTGCTTGTAAAATAGATACAGTATTTCCAGATACGTCGGCAATGTTTGATTCAGAACTAGCGTACAAAAATGTACCTGGGCTATTGGATGATGGGTCTGTTAGGGTAAACGTGCCGCCACTCGAATATGTCCGTGCCCCAATACTGAAATTAGTGATATCTGGAGTTGATTTATTAATTACTAAGGATGTACTTACACTGCCGGTCGCATAATTTGCGGTTTCAGCCTGGGTTGCGATAATTGCAGCATTACCTACTTTTAAAATAGTTACAATACTCCCAGATACAGTTGCTATAGTGTTATCAGAACTGGCATACGAAAACACCCCTGCGCTATTATTGGATGATGGTTGTGTTAGTGTAAACGTCCCGCCATTTGAATATGTTTTCGCACCAATACTGAAATTGGTTATGAATGGACTTGGTTTCGCATTACTTGACGATGTAATAGCCAACGGCGTGGTTATACTACCGGCCAGATAATTTGTATTTTCTGTCTGAGTCGCGGTAACTATAACCGTACCTGGTTGTATGATAGTTACAGTATTTGTATTTCCAGCTACATAAGCGATAGCTGTATTAGAAATTTCATACAAAAAAGCGCTTGGATTGCTTGACGATGGCGGTGGTATGGTAAATGTGTCACCATATGAGTTGTAAGGTTGATTTGGAATACTGAATCCACTTATTATTGATGTTGCTTTATTAATAACCAACGATGTAGCTACAGTAGTGGATGCATAGTTTGTAGTTTCGGCCTGGGTTGCGGTAATTGTAACGGTGCCTGCTTGTAAAATAGATACAGTGGAACCAGATACGTTGGCAATGTTTATATTAGAACTGGCATACGAAAATGCACCCGGGCTATTTGAGGATGGTTGTGTTAGTGTAAACGTGCCGCCATTTGAATACGTCCGTGCTTCAATATTAAAATTAGTGATGGATGGTGCCGCCTTATTGATAGTGAATGACGCAGTTATAGTACCGGACGTATAGTGGGTAGTTTCCACCTGTGTTGCGGTAATTGTAACGGTACCTACTTGTAAAATAGTTACAATATTTCCAGACACGGTTGCAATGTTTCTATCAGAACTAGCATACAAAAATACACCCGGACTATTGGATGATGGTTGTGGTAGGGTAAAAGTTCTACCGTAGGAATACGTCTGGTCGTTAATACTAAAATTAGCAATCGTCGGGTTTGCTTTATAAATAGTGAATGTAGCACTCACGCTACCAGACGTATAATTGTCACTTGCTGATTGGGTTGCTGTAATGGTAACGGTGCCTGCTTGTAAAACAGTTACAGTATCTCCAGATATGGCAATTTCTGAATTAGGACTAGCGTATGAAAACGCTCCTGTGCTATTGGATATTAAGTATGCGAATGACCCGGAATTTTTAACACTTATGGCAGATGGCTCTATTAATGTAAATGTGTCGCCGCTTATATACGGTCGATCTGCTATAGTAAAGCCAGTGATTATTGGAGGCGCTTTATTAATAACCAATGTTGCATTTATGCTAGTCGTAGTATAATTGGTACTTTCTGCTTGAACGGCTTTAACTGTAACGGTGCCTGATCGTAAAATAGTTACACTATTTCCGACTATAGACGCTATGGTTATATTAGAACTCTCATACGAAAATGCACCTGGACTTGTTGAAACTGGTTGTGGTAGGGTAAACGACCCTAAACTTGAATACGTCCGAGCACCAATAGTGTAATTGTTGATGGATGGGATTGCTTTATTGATAATCAATGTTGCCTGTATGGTAGCGGCTGTATGATTGGTAGTTTCCGCCTGGGATGCTATGATGACAACGGTACCTGTTTGTAAAATAGTTACAGTAGATCCGGATACAGTTGCTATGTTTGTATTAGAACTAGTATACAAAAATGCGCCTGGGCTAGTTGAGGTTGGCGGTGTTAGGGTAAATGTACCGCCGTTCGAATACGTCCGTGCACCAATACTGAAATTAGAGAGGATTGACGTTGCTTTATTAATAGTCAACGTTGCCGTTGTATTACGGGCCGCATAATTTGCGGTTTCGGCTTGAGTTGCGGTAATTGTAACGGTACCTGCTTGTAAAATGGTTACAGTATTTCCAGATACGCTGGCAATGTTTGAATTAGAACTAGCATATGAAAACGCTCCTGTGCTAGTAGATGATGGTTGTGGTATGGTAAACGTCGCTCCGCTGACTATAAACGTCTGTACAGGAATAGTGAATGTGGTGGCTGGGATTCCAGTGGATGGGATGGCTGGGATTCCTTTAGTAATCGTCAATGTCGCGGTTACGCTATCAGACGTATAGTTTGCAACTGCGGCTTGGGTTGCGATAATTTTACTAGTTCCTATTCCTTTTATAGTTACAGTATTTCCAGATATACTGGCAACTTCCGGACGAGAACTGTAATATGAAAATGTACCCGGACTATTGGATGATGGTTGTGGTAGAGTGAAAGTGCCACCTGGTACATATGCATACGGTTGAAGAGTATAACTGCTTATGGTTGGTTTTACTGAACCGGTTCCTGTAATATTTATTGTTCCTCGCATAGTTAAATGGAACTGACACGCATAAAATAACGTATTTGGTGCGTCATTTGGAACCGCAAATATAATAGTGCCGCTTTCTATTCCATTATTAGTGACGCCAGTATTATATATGTTGTTACTACTATACCCACCCGGAACCGTTTGAATCCAGAAAGGATGTCCAACTGCATTTATTGCTAGTTTGTAGGTACGCCCACGAACCAAGTTTATAGTAGCATTACTCACATTATCTGTCGCCATTTAGTTTGTCTTGTGTCTTGATAATTTAAGTTATACGTATTCTTTAATTTTTAATTTTTAATTTTTTAATTCATTATAATTGTAAACTTAAAAATTAAAATTATAAATTATAAATTATAAAAACAAATTGATTATGATTTGTATTTATATTATATGCACATTATAGCAAATAGCAAGTAACCGCAACAACAAGTCGTACGAATGGCAATAATAACCACGACAAAATTATCAGAATCAGAATCAGAATCAGAGTTGATCAAGAAACCCAAGCTAAATTCAAGTTCTAGATGCAGATGCGACTATGAAGGATGCAAGAACAAACGCGCCCCAATTATTGGGGACTGTTGTTATTGCAGCCTGAAGTACTGCACGCAACACCGCCTTCCGGAATTACATAAGTGCGACAACCTGGACGCGTGTTGCAAAAAAGCCCAAAAAGAAAACAGCGATCGATTAAAGTCACAAGCACTGAGTAATGTGCAAAAAGTTTAGGTAACTAATTCATAATTCAGGTAATATTTATTTTTATTTTTTATGCCGGCGTTTCGATTTGGATT